ATTTTCGGCAGCGACTATTTCTAAGAACTTACCTTTGTAATCAAAATAAATATTTTGTGATTCGTCTTTTATTTTTGCATCACTCATTACAGAAGTCACATAACCGACACCGCCTTTTGTCCATCTGAAATTATTGTAAAAATTATAACTCCCCTGAAGTCTTGTTTCCAATAACGGCGTTTTGGTTGCCAGATCGTCAAGTGTCGCAACTTCCGAAGGAAAGGATGTAAAAGGAGTCCTGCCCCACTCATTTCCATCCCAAAGCCAGATATATGCGAAACCTTCTGTATTGAGATCTCCCAATACCCGCCGTCCATCGCCCGCTGTATTACCTGACTCAGGAAGATCTTCAACTGTTGCAACTTCCGGTTGATACCTTTTTAAACCGACTGAAAAATTACCCAACTCAGACCTGTCTACTTTTTCATTGACAGCCTTGGCAAGTAACTCATTATTCTCATTCAGTTTCTTTCGGCTCAAGTAGCCTGTATCGTTGTTATTTACTTTTTGTATACTTATATCTGACATAATGTATTCTATTTAGTAATGTCTACAAAAAGAGGTCTGAGACCTCATTTATCTTTCCAGTATTTATTGTCTTTCCACCGTGCAAAATCATTCCAGTAACCCGTATTTAAGATCCAGGCTCCCGGAGCTGCAAAGTCAACAGACGGAGAGTAGTATTTTTCGCTGACAACCGGACTTATATCCAGAGCTACAGACTGAGGTGTAATTACAGGAAACGGTACTTTGATATCTGAAGATGCTTTCACCATGCATCGCTGTATTGACTCATCCGAACGAACCAAATACACCTGATCACTCGAGAGGATATCCATCAGGAAAAACAGTTCATCACTGGTTTTATATCCCGTTTCGACTGTTAATTTATGAGTAATCTCATTCCGCTCCTTTCGGGTTTCGAAGGTCCGCCGTGAGTTTAATTTCTTCCACGAGTAATCATCAGACACCTCCGGTGTGAAATGAGGACGGCCGGTGATCTCCATCTGTTCAAATCCTCCCAGAGAGTTGCGAAACCTCAGTAAATAAAAATCTTCCGAAATCCGGTTCGGTGTAAGGGTGATATCAAATGTGTAAGAGTTCTCTACCATCACCTGAAAATAAGACGGAGTTTCCTTGTACAGGTCATAGAACGTTTTTCTCAGGGTATTGATATCCATCAAACAAGGAGTTCCCCTGGGCATTGCAGGAGTTGTTATCACCCTGTTATCTGCCGTTTTAAAAGAAACGGTTTGTCCCGGATGAAGGAACACAAACGGGAAGATCTCAGACTCCTTCAGGACAATATTCGGAGAGTTGGTGCGTGTTGTAAACAGAAAGGATCTGTCTGTTGATTCCAACCTGTAGGAGAATGCATCCATACCGTATTCGTCCAGTACCGATGCCAGCTGATCGCTGATTCCGCCGTTAATGGCATGCAGCTGTACCTTGGACGCACCGATAGTGACCGAATAATCCAGAACAAAATCTGCCAGAGCCGATATTATAATATTATCATCCGGAACAGATGCATCCTGATCGAAATGAGCTTTCAGTATATCGGAGATCTCAATTTCGGCCGTATAAGACAGGTTTTTCGGATAGGGATAAGCCATCAGGTCTACAGAAGATCCGTTCACCTCGACAAGCACATCCACCGGATCCGCACTATCTGTCTCAATTTCGAACAGGACAGGATTTCCTGCCAGGCTGAAACTTGCCGGTTGCTTTGTAATTCTGATCATACTTTCACTGAAAATTTTAAGACTACGGTATTTTCTACTTCTACAAACTCATAGGTACAGTATTCTTCCAGGAACAGTTGACGCCCGGCACTTTCAACCGATAAGAATTCATAGAAATCATCCAAGCCTGCACCTTCGTTCCCCGGTATCTCGATGTATTTACCATACAGAGTTTCCGTATCTTCCATATTGGGACTGCTTATAGTTATACTCATTGCTTTTTTCGTTTAATCAGCCAGATAATTAGAATAACAACACCGGCTGCAGCTGCTATATACCCCCACTCTATTCCCTGAACGGGACGTGAATCGTTTTGAGAATCTTTATGTTCGTCCGATTGGGTTTTCGTTCGGATATTGATATCTGTATCGGAGGTTTTATTCAGTTCGGTATTCTCAGTTCCTGATCTTGAGCCATCAGCCAGCTCATTTCGTCCAATTTGCCGCCTAGTTTCCTGTACTGATTGTACGTTGCCGCTTGCCGGATCATATGTGACAATACGAGTTGTCTCATCAATAAAGGTGTTCGTCTCTTTCTTTTCCGTTTCGAGGTATTGTTTCTCCTGCCGGATCTGTTCTTGCCGGACCTCTTTTTTCGTCTCTGCCTGTTCAGCTCGTAAAGATGAATCAGTAGTATTGTGGCTGCTGCGGCAGCTAAGGCCAGCAAAAAATAGAAGGGATAGTAGTACATAGATCTTCATTATTTATTCAGGAATTAAATAACATCCAATCTTCAGATAACATATCGGTTTGTGATGCCAGCCATCCATTAACAATAGTACCATCGGCAGCTTTCATACAAAGGTATGCTGTGAATTTAACAACATCGTCCTTTGCCAATTCGAGTGGCTTTCCATTTTCGTCCACACAATCTTGATGATAATAATCTTTTACGCTTTGAGGCAATGACTTAATGTCCTTGGCAACAAAACCGACATGCAATTCATCTGCAGGTCTCATGAAAATAAACATACCTTTTCCATTCCATCCTTTTCTCGTCACACGAAAGCCATGCTTAATGGACTCAAGAGCCTGACCAAATGTGCCAAATTCACATTGCATTAGTTTAGCATTTTCAGTTGCACCTTGACAATAGGCTGTTTCAATTTCTCCTTTAGAGAAGTTACCGCTTTGGTTACATAGTCTTGCTGAATATTCAGCTGATTTTTGATTTAAATTTTTCATTTTTATAAAGGTTTTATAAAGCCACTCACGGCTGTTTTCTTGTTATTTGAGTCTTTTTATTTATTCATTTTTAGCGACACATAATTATTACAATCCTCGATGGCATCGACCACACAATCTTCAAACCGCTTATTTACGGTCTGGTCTTCAAGCATAGCTACATCATCTTTGTTGTCCTGGAATAAAAATTCGATAAGCATGGCCGAATAGTTACCCATCAGCACGGTGAAGTTCGACTCTTTGTCTCTCTCCAGGTATTCATCCTTATAGTACCGGTGTATTGCATTCGGAAACCAGGCTTTCAGCTCCTTCAGCATATAATCGGCAAATATGTCGGAAGCAGTACGGCCGATAGATGTGAATACTTCAATGCCTGAGGCCTTCATCCATTCGGAGCCTGAGCCAGCTGCATTGTTATGCGGAGAGATCAACAAGGGTACAAGATCCGGATATTGTTTAGCATAGTCGTTTGCTACTGCTTTGCGTTTCGACAGCCCAATTTCCTGATCTGTTTCATTGGTATAGACAACGGTATAACCGTGAGCTCTCAGCAGGATGGCTATTTGTTCACACCGTTCCCTGCTCCACTTGTATTCCCTGTGTTTTCCATCAGGTGAACGCTTGCCCGGCACTTCTATTCCGTGTGCCGGATCCAGGATGATTAAAATCTTTTTCATTGTTGTTTACGCTTTAGATTATCAAGTAGATTTGCGAATGATTCTTTGATGAAACTGATGTAGTATGTCTTATCCTTACCATCGATCACACTCAGATTTTCGAGGATGGAAGTCAGGTATTCGATACAGAATAAAGCCATCAAGCCCACAAAAAGCGATTTGAAGAATAAAAAAGCCAGGATATCCATAAAGTGATCCTTGAGAATATACTCTCTCTCAAAAGCATGAACGAAGTAGAATAGCGCAAACCAGAATACTATTTTCAGTACACACCTTGAGAACCGGAACGATTCGAAGTCTTTGTTTTGCTTTTTGGAGGCTTTGATACCGGAAGCAATTTCCACAACCACTGCAACAATCATAGCTAAAGCGAGAGCCGGTCCGATACCGATCAGGTTATTTACTCCGGCTGCAATTCCGGATAAGATGAATGCAGATGTCTGGATCTGGTATTTCCAGGTAGGAAATAATGACAGCAGAAAGTCCTTCAGCGAAGGATAGTCATAAGAGGCTAAAAACTTGGAGAGAAATTTCATGACTTTTGTTTTTTATCAAAAGTCGCTAGTTTTAATGTGTGTAGAAAGGACAAAAAAGAGCCTGAATCGGAGTGATTCAGGCTGTAAGCAGACAGATAGGCTTGAGAATTTAATAAGTATTTATCTTACTCGATTAATATACTTAATTAATCTCACAACCCCATATTAATAAAACAGGAGGTCGTATTTCGTTTTCATTGCGTACTCTTCTCCCTTTTGAGGTTGGTCTATTGTATGGAAATACACAATACTGGGAATCAACGTCGAAGATATAGTTTGTATCTGTTCTTTGTCTAACTTATTTACAGTCATTATTCTTGTATGCAAAGAATTTGAAGCTATGATGTAGTAAGATATCCCTCCAATTGATCCGGAAGGTATACGGTCTTCTTTAAATTGATTAAAAACCCTCTCAGCTATTTCCTTATTTAATTTATTTTTGTCACTAAGAAAATCACCATGGGATATATCAAAATAATCAGGTCTTAGGAGTTTGAAATCTTTAGCACCTTCTAAGTTATTGTTTGCTCTACTATTTAATTGGATAGCTACAAACTTAGATATAAGATAATAGCTAAAGGCTCTTTCATAGGCAATAGAATCGTTTTCAGCTTCTATAATCTTAGAACTTTCACCATCAGACCTTATCTCGGTATATGTATATTTCTGTTTATTATTACAGGAAAGAACAAGAAAGAATACAATAAATAAGAATGCTGTTTTTTTCATTTCTATTTTGTTTATTTTTCAATTAGTAATCAACCAACTACCATCAAATTGCTGCGTAATCTTATAGCGTTTTAGATTTTTGTTCTTTTCTTTAGCAATACCTTTAAGTGCTTCGCCTTTTTTGGAAGAATAAACAGATTCACACTTATCACACCTTAAATAATCGCCTGTCGTATCTACTTTATAAATAGTACTATTATCCCATTCAATAGGGCAAGCCAAATCATAAGCATACTTTTCTTCATAGAAACTCCATAAAGCAACGTGACCTCTACCAACCTTAGTTGAATCAGTAGAAGAAAAAACACTCCATGTTTTTTTCTTCATTTCAGTATCTGTGAGCTTAATATATACAGGGTAAATTTTATCGCCTTCACTATCCCAATCTGCAGTATTTACATCATCTTTAGAACAGGAATAAAAAAAGGAAGTGAGCACAAAAAATAAGAATACTGTTTTTTTCATTTTAGGTTCGGTTTGTTAAGAATAATCCCCCGAATGTACTAAAAATATATTAAAAACCATTAAACAGGCTCAGCCTCCAACCATGACAAATAAGAGACATTATAATATTGCTGGTCGTCATTAACTATAATCCATGTTCCATTATCCGGATATTCCCATACATGTCTGTAATTGTATTTTGTAATATATGTCGCTTTTGAAGCTTTCCGTCCGGACTCGAAATCCTCCTTAGTCGGAGGCAGAAACCACAGTTCTATGCTTGGTTTTGTAACATCATCCGATTTGCCTATTTTCGTGTAGCTGATGAAACGATATTTATCCGGATTATCTTCCGCCCATTTTCGCCAATATTCTTCCTGTTCAGCGCGTTCCGTTTCGGCGGCAGCTTCCAAATCATCGGCTCTCACCCATTTATACAATATGCCTTCCGAAACAGGTTCGGCGTAATCAGCATCCAGATCGTAAGGATGGTATAGTCGTGTTGTACGTGCCGTAACGGATATGGTTTCTTTTGCGCCCAGCTTATGAGGTACACGATCGAGCAGCAACGGCTGATTATCCAGTAGTATTTTTTTTTGAAAATTAAGGTTGGAAAGATTAACAATCGGTAATTTAAAATCGCATGTCAGTTCGTGATTACTGTAACGGAAGAAAGCGTCATAATCGCGGAAGAAGCGTTGGAACGCCCCGTCTTTACCGGAGTAAGTAAGTGCATAATTATACTCATTACCTTCTTCATCTACATAATATTCTACATCCGGATAATTCTGAGGAACATGAGGAAATATAGAACCGAAATTAACGGATGAGACAGCATTACCCATCGAAAACGCAAATGCCAAAGGACATGTAACCGTTTTTTCATCTGACTGAGCTCCATTTACGAGCAGTCCGGTATAGTAAAAAGCAGGGCCTGTACTAAATACCGGAGCAACCAGCTGAGTATCTGCATAGATAGACCTTTGTGTAAGAGATTCGTCCTGGCCGGATATCTCTTCATAATCCATATCGGAAACCTTTTTATCCCAATCGAAATGAATGCTTGAAATGAATTTAGGCCTTGCATTTTCGGTTGTAGCCGTTTGATAAAAGATTCCTTCAATTCGAGAATACCATATTCCACCAGATACAAAACTCGGAACAAAATCTATTGCTCCAATCTGTCCACCGTATCGTTTATAAAACTCCTCCCAGGTATCCTGCGATACTGATGTACGGTAAAGGCTTCGCTGTCCGGTAAGCTTCAGCTGCTTTGCTTTTGTAAACACCAGATCGTAAGGAGATGCCTGATAACTATCAAACGGCAGTAATTCTTTATTCGCTAGTATATCCTTCAACAGGATAATATCCACTACACGGGTATTTGAATTAAAAAACAGACGGGCACCATGCCTCGCAAATAAGCTTTTGAGAAAATCACCCATAGTCACATCAGGCATCAATACCTGATAATCTATCTTACCGGCAACAATGGCATCCGCTATATTATTAAGCACGACTAATTTACGGAGCTGATAATGTTCCTTGTAGGGATTGCGTCCCATATTATAACCCAGATGAGCGACAATAAGCTCTATTATCTTCCATACCCTTAAAAACGGACTGATACCAAATCCGGGAAGATTGGAAACTTCTATGCGTTCGCCGGATGAGTTATAATAATAGTCGATATCAGTCAGATCGTAATCAGGGGCTTCATCCTTATACCTATTTAAACGAAACAGAGTTCCAAAAGCATCCGAATCGCTGGATTCATAATTATCGAATGTGTCGATATACAGAGGGAAAACAGACAACTCACTCTTAGAATCATCATAATGAGCCAAATCATTTAGCCTAGCTATTATGTTGGGTACAGAATCTTCGATCACCGGCAACCCGGTAAGATCCTTCAACAATATATCCTTCATGTTCTCATACATCTCTCCTTCGTCGAAAGCGATAGAGCAGGAAAATGTTTTTTTGCTGTTGGTCGCCGAATTAACTGTAAGCGAACCGATACGGGTAAACGATCCGGAACTGACAATAACAGGTATTTTAGACGGCGGACGTTGAGATACATCTGCCCGGTTAGCAAAACCAAGTAAACGCCTGTTTGTACCGGAACTGTCATTCGGGATACTGGCTGATACAACAAGACTTCCCAATTCATTAAAAACAGGCGATGTATTGTCTATCTGCATAATAAAGTCTATAGGTATATCAAATACCTCTCCGGTATCTCTCTTACGAATTATAATCATGGACGGGTATAGTTTTGAGTAATACTGTTTTTGTAATTCTGACGGGCATCTATTTCGTCAATGCCAACAATAGCCTGTACACCGTCTGCCCGTAACTGCTTCAGTAATTTATACATTTCGGATATTACAGGATCCGTTCCATTATTTATAACAATAGGCTGGCTATTTGCTGTTGCAGATGTCTTCTGGGGTGTATCGAGGAATCCTCCCGTTTCGAATCCAGCCATTCGCTGGCGTATACGGTGATTCATATCTACAGTACGCACCGTTCCTTTTCGTTGCTCCTGGTCTATCAGGTCTATTATCGGACGTATAGTAGGATTGGATACTGCGCCATTGCTGGCCACCCACTCGCGACTGCGTCCGGCAGGACCTTCGCCGACTATAACTGTAGGACGTGATACATATCCCCGTTTCGATGGCTGATAAGACGCCGTATAGTTTTTGCCATCCTGAGAACGCGTAACATCAATGTCTCCACCCTCTTCTTTTCCCGGAAGAAGAAAACGTTCACTGTTAGAAGACGAGTCCGAGCCCTTAAGTGTCATATTCTTCACTTTTTGCCTTTCTGCATTGGCAGAAGCAAGCTGTGCAGCTCCGGTAAGTCCGAGAAATGCAGCCGCTATACTTCCGCCGATAGGTCCAAGCTGAGCATATCCCTGCATGATAGCAACAGCTGTATTAGCTATAATTTCGGATGCTCTTACAGCAAACTGTACATCTGCGTACTTTTTCTCTATATCAAGTTTCTTCTGAGCCTTTTCGGTCTCCAACCGTTCTACTTCTTCCGAATTGCCTTGAGCTGCGGCAATACGCACATCATACTCGGCATCCAGATTGTCGGTTTCGGCTTGCATCAGAGCAGAAACGGTATCACTCGCATGCCCGGTAACAGTCGCAACATTTTGAGCAGACTCTGTGGCATATTTCAGCTTTAACTGAGCCAGGGATTTTTGGTACTCTTCTTCGGAGAGAAGGCCTTCTTCCCGTTGCTGGATCAGAATATCCTTTTCAGCATCGTAACGCTCCCATATACTTGTTATATTATTTTGATCACGTATTTGAAAGCGTTCCTGCTCGTATTTCAGCTCTATGGCCTGTAATGCTTTTTCGTGGGTTTCTGTAGATATTTTTCTAGCAGCATACAAATCGTTTAAAGCTTTTATTTCCAGCTTCTTTCGTTCGGTTGCTGTAGATACGCCATATTGATCACGCACTGAAACATTTGTATCACGAGTATTTAGTTCGATGCTCTTCCGCTTATTGTAAGTATCTATTTCAGATTGAACAATAGCTTCATTCGACTCAATTACAGCTTTCTCTTTTAATTCTCCGTTTTGAATTTCCAGAGCAGCCAGATCTTCCCCGTATTGACGTTGAATCGCTAACCGACGTTCGGAATAGACAAGGTCTATAAATTCGAGCCCGGCTGCATACTCTTCTTCCGACAGGTTTTTCTCCTGCAAAAGACGAATTTGGGCGTTTTTATTCAGTTCAGCATACTCATACTCTTTATCATAGGCTTTGCTTATAGACTCCAAACGGGACTGATCCAACTTGTTTGAGGTTTCTATTAGTTTAGTATTGGTTTCTATTATATCTTTCGAAATATCTTCTGCTAATTTGCTATCTGGCTTACTTGAGAGAGCTTGTTTTAAATCATAATATTTCTCCTGTAATTTATGAAGATTATCTCCAGCCTTACCATCCGGATCTACACCAACAGATATTACCAATCCTTTAGAATCGGCTGAGAGCAAATCATCAGCTCCCTGCAATACATTATCAACATAATCCTCCAGCTCTGATTGAGAAAGGACATCTCCATTAGGTAAAATAGGTGTCACTAATATTTCGACCTCTTTTCCGTTATGATCCGAGATACCATACTGCGAACTATAAACAGTTGCTATACCTTCTCCGGCATCTTTCCATCCTTTTTCTACTAACTTAGCAGCATCCACCAACGGTCGAGACAATAAGTCTACATTTCCTGTTCCAAATTGGTCAACCATTTGTTTTCCAATATTAGCCATAGTCGACGAACCCTTTACAGTTGTTTCTTTTACTTTTTTCTGAAACTCGTTTAAATATGAAATCCGGGCATTATAATATTTTTGATCGGCCTCTATTGTCTGTTCATTATATTGATATTCGGTTATTTGCTGATTTAATTTAAGAGTTTTCAAAGCATTCAACTGCTCTTTGTAATTATTCTCCAGATTTAACAAATGGGTATTCATCTCTTTACGCTGCTTTGAGATATACTTTCCTCCTGTATCCCTCGCTTTCTCAACTCCCAGTTCTTTGTAGTATTTTATCTGATCTTCAATACTCTTTACGGCTATATTTCGCTCTCTTATCTGTTCTGCCGTACCTCCCGGCATTTGTTTTTTTATCTCGAGCTGCTCTTCTAGATCTTTAATTATATCTTTATTCCCTGAAGAAGTATTTTGGGTTAATGACAAGGACTGTTCTTTTTCGGCAACTAACTTCCGCTGCGCTTCGACCTGCATATTAATCAAGTCCAATTCTGCTTTATTTGCAAATGTATTATTTGGCTGAAACGGATTACTCGTCTTAGATTTGGTTTGAGCTGGATACATCCTTGCTGCCTGTTGAGCTTCCAAAATAGAAAGTTTCTCTTTTTCCTTCTTTAATTCCAATTCGAGGATGGGTTTACTTTTTTCAGTATTACGCTCACGATCCTCATAAACTTGATCATAAAATGACGCATAAGTTTTGATATTTTCATCAATTTGAGCATTCTCATTTTTAAGAGCCTGAATATTTTCTTTTATACTTTTCACAGTAGCGGCATAAGCAGAGGCCCCTGTTTTGGCATTACTCATCGTTGAAGATATCGACTCCCAGTCCTTTAACGACTTAGTTAATTCTTCAATCTTCATTAAGTTGTCTATTCGTTTCTTCTCCTCATTTTCTACATTTCCTTGTATAGCTTTAGCCTTTGCATTCTTCAAAAGAGCGTCAGTATACATCCGAACAGAATTAGTCGCCTTTAAAGTATTTATATTCTCAAGATTAAGGTTACCTAGATACTCCGGAGAAATCTCATTCAACCGTTTAATAGCCTTTAACCGTTCTTCCTTACTTACTTTTTCATTCTTGGCAACTCTCAATAACAATTCCAGTTCTGCTTTTTCTCCGGATATCGATTTTTGAGCGTCAGCCAATACGTCATTTAATAGTTTAGTAGTAGTAGTAGCCTCTTTAGTTTTGTTCGAAAATTGCCATATAGCTATACCTATAGCAGCGATAAGAGAGATAACCAATCCCCAGGGTGTTCTAAGCAGAGACATTCTAAATGCTTCATTTGCCGCATAACTAAGTGTTATTTTCTTTGTTAATACATCATGTGCTAACCCCTTGGCGTAAGTAGCTAGTGTCGAAGCCCCCACTGCTATAGTATTTAGTTTCTCTTTTATAGTAAGAGCTACTGTTGATTGCAATAATTTAGTATTCCAGAATACCGCTAGCTGATTGGCCACAACCTTAGCTTTTGTTATCACAGTATAAGTTACAATTGCACCGGTAAGGGTTACAATCGCTCTTTTTATATTCAAAAATGTTTCGGTAAGAGTCGTTGCTTTCGATGAATCCAATAACCCGACAAAAGCATCCGCTACAGCTCCGGACATTTCACTGACACCATCTTTCACCCATTTTAGAGATGTACCGATCATCAGCTGAGCATTCTGCCATTTTGCAGCTGACTGCTGAGCTTTTTCGGCAGAGGTAAGAGCCAAGTTGCCTTGTTTCTCCAATTCCTCATTGACAATATTAATGACTCCCTTGGTGAAATCTCCGGCTTCACCTACCTCTTTTTGCAATCGGGTTGCAGAGATACCAAGGTTATCCAGGATCAGTGAAGATTTACGACCTATACCCATAATGATAGAGTTTACCAGATAATCAACACTATCCCCTGTCTCCTGAGCCCTTTGCTGTGCGAATTTTAAAAGTTTACCTAACTGCTCTACAGGTATATTGAATTTATCGGCTCTTACTGCCGATTGCATCAGAAGAAAGTCATTTACCATTCCTTTGGTTTCGGCTCTCAAATTAGCCAATAAGTTCGGCTGGTTAAGCTTATTAAAGGCATTACGAACACCTTCAGCAACAGCAGCCATCTGGATCCCTTCCTTTACAAAATTTACAGCAGCCATTGTGAGCTCCTGAAAGAAACGTACTACAGCATAAGTAGCCATCAGAGCCAATACTTTAGTTATAGTTTGCCCCAGATTACCAAATTTATTGCTTACTCCCTGCGAGCCTGCCGCAACCTTGCCCATCTGCTTTTCGATATCAACCAGTTGCTTATTGAGACTGTTCCATTCTTTAGGGTTGAGAGATCTGGATGTATTATTGAGTTCTCTTCTTAATTCGCTTTGACGCTTAGACAACTGGTTATATGACAATTCCGTCGTTTTCAGACTCTTGATCGTATTATTATACGCAGCTTGATTGTCTGCAATAGCCTGCCTGTTTTTATCAAGTTGTGTCTGATAAGCCTTATTCTGTGTCTGTAAATCAGATAATCGTTTTTTTGCTTCGGTCTGAGATGCTGTAAGGCGGGTAATTTCAGATCGGGCTGCCGACATTTTATTTATATTTTCGTTGATCCTATCGGTATATTTTTGCCATTGTGCTCCTCCGGTCTTTCCTGCAACTTCGAGATCCTTTATTTTCTTTCGGTAATCTTCGTTCTGTATCGAAGCATTCGCAATTGCCTTTTGTTGCTTAGTGATTTGAGAGGTGTAACTATTAACTTCTTTGTTTGCAAGGGATATCTCTCCTCTCTTTTTATTTATAGAATCTTTTAATAGTTCGTTGTCCTTTTTCAAATCTCTTATAGCTGTTGAGATACGATTAAGATCGCCGACAACCTGACTCCCCCCTTTTGAATTTATATTAAGCGTAACTAAGTCTCTTGGATTCATGGCCTCAAATATTTACGTTGATATATACGGAAGGCAGCGACTGGTTAGCCACACGGGTAAGCCCCTCCCGGAGATGATTGTAGGTGTACCCCATCAGGAAGCCGAAAACATATTTATTGTAGATAGGACGATATCGCTTTTTCCGTTTTCCGGTAGCCGTTCTCTTGAGATCCATAAAACGAATTTGTGCCATATAGCGAATACGCATAGTGGCACTATCTGCGGTATTTTGGATATTGGTAGGATTGGAAGCGAGCAAAGCGGAAAGCTCGCCTGTGTGTCGCACATAGACTCTATTTAGAATCCGATCCTGAATTTCGGTAAGTTCTTTTCCTCCTTCCCGGAAGACTCCGGCAATCATTGCTCCCATTCCGGGAGTAGATCGTATGTTTCCTGTTGTAACCATAGGTACGAAACTAGGAGGAAAACAGACGGAGAGAAAGGACAAAAAAAGAGCCTGAATCGGAATGATCCAGGCTAAATAAGAAATAAATATATTTTATCTTAAAATTACATTTTTTCCTTCAAACAAGTTTAGAAAAGAACGATTTAACGGCAGTTCCTCGAGAAACCAACAGTATTATAATCTAACCAGCTTTAATTGTTTCATCTATGCGTCTTTTCAAATTTTCAGGAAACAAACTTTTTACATCCTTTTCTATAAATTTAAATCGATCTGATTCCTTTTCAATTAAGATATCGGCTAATTCTTTATTAAAATTTAGTATGTCAAATGTTGAATTTGCTTCAATTTTATGTTCTATCACACCTTGAAAACATACTAAGGATACAAAATAACCGTGAAAATATGAAGATGCGTAATCCTTATCGATTTCCTGTCCTGGCTGGATGATTGCATCTGCTAATTTTACTAAATCTAGTTTTTTCTGGTTTATATATGCAACATGAACTGCATAAAGGATTATGAAGCCGAGATGAGAGGTATTGTTTATATAATGCTTAAAATCTATTTTAACATCGGACGCACTCTCATAATTCACCCCAGTATCATCTATAGAAGAAGCATCTACTCCTCTCCTATTTCCTGCTTGAGCTAAAATTAAAGTATTTATATCATTAGTTATTCTGCCAGGTAAAGATTCATGTAGATTTTCTATCTGCTCCAAAGTAGTATTAACGATTTCGCTTAGACTATCAACCTTATCAGATATCTCAGTTATAGATCTTACGGACTTATCTAGACTTCCAGAAGCATGTGTTATACACTCCACAGAATCTGAGATCTTTTCGGGTGTTGCAGATATAGCCTCATAAATATCTCTAATCTTATGCATCAATCCATTAGTAGAGTCATTTGATATAACAGTGATTATTATCGCCAGAACTGACAATATCAAAGAAGATATAGTAGCAGCATAACCAACAAATTTACTATTCAAATCATCTGAATAGAAGTGAAGAGAAAGAATTGCAATTATAACTGCACTGAAAATTATTGATATATAGATTAGGTGTAGTTTTATTCTCTGAATTTTACCCTTAAGCTTTAGTTCTGTTTCTGAAGATTTCTGTTCTTTTCGATCGTTTTCCATAGTTTTCGTTTTGTAAGTTTTTTTTTATTTTTCAAAATTAAAAAATAGGAATATATATACAAAGAAAAAATCGTCCTACTTTCACAAGCAAAACGATTTACTAACAAAAATAACTTAGATTGATAAAATCCAGGTTATCTTCAAAAATACTAAAAACAATAGAAAAATTAACAAAACAAACCCGAAAACCTAAAAAACGAAAATTACCACCCCGATTTTATCGGAGGCTGTTTTTCTTTACCTTGCAACATATCGAAACCTTTTCGGGTAAACATAATTGTCCATCCTATCGAAGGCATTTTTGTACTCACCCAAGGTGTTACGGCATGGTCGGCACTAAAGTCCTTTAACCAATATCTCTCCTTTTCTTCCTGGATCAGTATTTTTCGAATAGTCGCTATATAATTAAGTGCTAAGTCTGAATAAATAGCCGATTCCAATAAATCTACATTATCCGCTCGTTGTGGAAAAGCAACGGTCAAAGCAATAAGAAAAGATTCATTATAACGGTTCACCTGATCTAGTTCCACTTCCAGATTACCATAATCGACAAATAAAAACGGTTCAAAAAAGCCTGCAATTTTTTTAGTGAGAGCATCTTCATTGACTCCGAATACGAAGTTCTTTATTTCAGGTACCAGCGACATTTCAGTGTCGGGTACAGCTTCCATCTGAGTACGCCACAATTCATATTCAGGTAAATTAGAACGTCCTGTATTCCACATCTTCATAACTCCGCTGCGCTCCGGGAAACGGGCGAAGTAGAACATAATCTCTTTTACAAGCGATGGAGATATAAGATCAAACTTTCTCATTTGTTGTGTCCTCTAAGTAATATCAATCCTCTGTCGGCATCAAACAATCTTGAGCAAATGGAATAAGCTTCTCCTCTGAAAACATACCAATCGCCAATATTAGGAACGATCTCTTCTGTGTCTATTCTATATTGAATTTCAACGAGATCTACTTTTCCTTCATTCAAATATTTATGAGTTGCCATATATACCTTAATTAATGATCTTTTGTACTATTGCTGTTTCGAGGCCTGTAGCCTTTGCTATATCTATAAAATCCATTTTAGCGGCATGCATGGAGTGTACACTTTCTATTAACTTTTTCCGCATGATAGACAGATACTTAATCACATTTATCTGCTCGATGGTATTAATATCCCCCAACCCATCCTGAGACAGGTTAAGCAATATATCAGACATTCCCAGAGAGATCTCGGATGCTTTGCCTTCCCCCCCTCTCCAAAGTATGTCGAAATGAGTACGCTTGAATAGATAAAGTGACAGAGCCTGAAAATTTAACGAAACAGCCTCTAAAATCTGATAATCTACATAGGTAAAGTCAGAAGCATGGTCATGAGACCAGGCCGAACTGTATGTTCCGGGACAATACAATATAGCAGCCAAAAGAGATAACCGGGAAGGATTGTCAACCAAGGAACTAAGAACGTCGCTTGCATCAATATACTGACTTGCAGTGAGCGAACACGAAAGCATATCCATCGTGCAATTAATTTCATATCCTTTATAGGTGATACCATTTACCGTAATCTCGGGTATAAGCTGCTTGGCAAAAATGGCCGATACAACAAACTGATATTCTTTTTTTCGCAGGAAACGCACTTCCGGAGAATCGTCCATATCTACGGGCTCAGTTTTCAAAGCCATAGCCCGTATTTCCTTTGGTACATTATCAAGTGCTCCTTTTTCGTATTTAATGTCAAATAAGAAAGTTACCAAACGGAGTAATATATACAGGTTAGCAGCTATAATATAAGATTGCTTTGGAGAGATTTTTTTATTAAGATCCATCTCAAGAAAATGGCAGACATACTCCAAACGGACATCAGACATCGACAATTCACCTGAAGCATACTTTCTCAACACTCCGGACAGATGAATAAACTGATCGGTTGATAATCCTTCCCACGTATTAGGCAGGGAATAGTTTTTACCTTTTATTTCGAAATCAATTGTTTTATTTTCCATTCCTACATCATCAGGTAATATGGGTTACTCTCTTCATTAAAGTTGGTACCCGTATCTATATTTGTCGCCGGATCGGCCAGCACCATGTCCACATTGTTAAGTATGTCGTTTCCTTTTGCTGTCAGATCATCGGCTATCTTGCCGATTGCTGTCTGCTCATCCTTCCCGGATCGGTTAGCTGTATTATCATCGAATAAGCTTCGCATAGTCGGTGGAAACTCTATAATATCAAATTTAGTAAGAGACGAAGCAACTGTCAGATAAACCAATGCGGAGTTAACCTTATTCAGCAGATCTGGACGACCGGCTATTTTATCGTAGTAATCTGCAACAAATTCGTTTAATATCTGAATCTGCAACGGGATAGTACGGAAGAAATATAAAAAGGATGTATCGATCGGATAATAAGTATTAAATTCCATAGCCGTACTTATTTTAAGCTCACTGCGCAGTTTTGCATAATGGGTATCTGCCCAATTATATTCTGTGGCATCAGTCTCGAGAATACCGATCAATGAATCCAGAGCATTGTAATGATTGTCTATATATTGACGCTTCATCTGCTCATATTCATATTTATAGATAGTCGTAGCCGTTGATTTCCGTTCGTCTATAATATGAAAAATACCATCTTTGTGCATGATCAGATTAGCAAATGCCACACGTAGATACATCAGTGCTTCGGAATCAGCTCCTGATGCTATTTTGTCCCATATAGGCTTTGTGATAATATCCAAAATAATCTTCCGGGCAGATATAGCAGAAGAATTGATACTCTGGAAAGTTTTACTTCCATCGAAACCCGAAGTCGAATCCATAAAGTCGGCTACAGTCGGGAATAATTGCTCTAATACTGTACTCATGCCTGTTGTGTGTTTAATCGGTCGTTTACGGATACTTCTTCCTGGCGTGACGGCATTTCCCGATAACATCCCAAACGATATCCGGAATCATATAGGCTAGGAAAATTGGCAGTCAGATAGTCGTTAAATGGCTTCATGCAAACCTGTTCATCCGGCTGTAATGACAGCATATATATGATATAGTTGTAATAACTATCGGCTCCCGACTTAGAGATAACTCCGGGCTGAGATATGGCAGATATAGAAGCATCTAATCCAAAGGCCGATAACAGAACTTCATCTGCCCGTTTATCCACAGCAATAAGGGATGTGATATATTCTGAATATTTTAGATCCAGAGTTTCGAAACGCCATCTTTCTTCGTCTTTATTTGCTGTCCGGAATGAATAAGAAGTAAATGTTTTGCCTTGATTTTTTTTACCTGTTAGAAACTTTGTGGCCTGTTTGATTTCATAGTCTATATATTCTATCAGATAAGACTCCGAATATTCAGATCCTATTTCGATTCTCTTGCCGCTAAATGTAAACAGAGGCTTAGAATCCTCTTTTCGCTTCTTGTTTTCGGCACAAAGCGTCTGTATTTGCTTACGTTTGGATGCTATCCACGCATCAGGGATAATCAGGTGTACTTTCGCCGACAGGGAGTTACTAAGAAAGGATGTGAGGTATTCCGGCAGATCGTTAGATAAACGAAGAAGGGTTTTAGTTCCTTCAAAAGTTTCGTTACGTCCGTAAAATTCGCCTACCGAATCCTGCCGATAGTGAGCTATAGCTGCCGTTTTATAATTGCGTACATCCGAAATATTGAACCGGGGATATATACTGAAGTTAGATACTCCATTGTGCCAGTTACCAAACAAAATAGTATCGAAGTCTTTATATGCTGGGACCTCCCGGTAAGGATCAAAACCTTTGCGAGCCGCCAGCCGACAATATTTATTCTCTATCAGCTCCATGCCTGCAATAGGTGTACGACCTATATAACGAATTATATTACCTTGTGACATTCTGTTTTTCACAAAGAAGTCTCCGAACGTATAATACCTTTTTATTAATGCCAAAGCAAAATCCTGATAAGGCAGTTCTATACCGTTTTTAGTCCATGATTCGAGGTGAGAAAAGACGGACGGTTCATCGTGCCATTTGCGGACAATTTTATTATCCTGCCCTATTTCGTCCCGATATCCACGCAATCCACGGCCATATAACATATTTACTTTTTTTGTAATCAGTGTAGGCAGCAGCCGGTTTCGTTTTATATCGTACTCAATTTCTTCGCACTGCATATTATTCGCTCCACGTGCATATATATTGTATCCGTTGACATTTAACCACTGAAACGGACCGAATGCCGATAGTGATGAATCTACAAAGTCTGATCGCTGCATCAATGGAGTAACAAAGGGATTATCACCCATCTGAAAAGTAAGTGTAGAATTTTCACCGACCGATACGCCGACATTTCCCAGTTTCTGAATCATATCATTTTTATTTTTCGAAGCTTAAAACCATCCTGAGGGAAACCCATATAGCGAATAAGTATTTTATAACAGGTCTTAGGGTTTCCGTGCTTATCGCTGAATAGAAAAAAGTTTTCGGAATCAATAGAGAAACGGTCTTCTGGTAATTGTTTTCTTACCGTACAACCTTCTTTTATTGTCAGCTTTGCCGATGCGTCGCCTTTAACCCTCGAATAAGGATAAAAAGCAATGGTAAAAGTCATACCCGGTATTTGTGATATTTCTTTTGCCAGCCGCAAAGCTTCTGTTCCGTTCATTTCTTCCATAAGGAGCGCAGACCTTTAAGGTCTCAGACCTATTTATTGACTTTGCAAACATAACAACAACAGCCTGTTATAGCTATAAAATATGTCATTAGATGCTTTCTGTTACTTATTACTTCAAAAATAGGGCTATAAATCACGGACAGAAAGGACAAAAAAAGCCTTCCGGCGAGGAAGGCTTTCAGCTGTCATATATAGAACTATTTATCTTTCATCCGGGCGAAGCCGTTTATATGGATTCGCAAACTTTTCATTAATCAAAGCCATAATCACCGGCGGTGCGTTTCGTTCTTTTGCCATTTCCCTGTAACAATAGATTGTATGTGTGTCGTACTGGTATCGAAGCCATTCTAATACATGCCGGTAATTGGCGGCTGTAGGGTTTGGTACTTGTATACTTGTTTTTTCTTTGGGTGATGATGTAAATAACCAGGTTATAAATTGTGTGACTAATTTTTCTATCATAGCTGTAAATGTTTTATTGTTATACTTGGATGGGCAATAAAGAGGTCTGAGACCTTAAATATAAATAATTATTTGTTAATATCTTCTGTATCTATTTTTAGCAGCTCGCCCAACTCGTTATATAAAAACCGGGCTTCGGTTTGAGTAACATCAGAAACAGTTCCATTTTCATTAAATATTGTATATCGTACTGCGGGTTCTACATTTATCTCCCTGATAAACTCTTTATGTATGGCTATACTCATTTTATGCCTCCTTTCCAGTCTATTCTAAATGATATAAACATTTCTTCATTAGATGCGGCTATGTTATAGCTTCGTACTCCTTTTTCCTCTGTCATGACAAAGCTTTCGTCTTTAAACCTTGGATCATTCATTAAATCAAGTGCCGCGCCTATCTTTTCGCCTATTTCGGAGCGCGTAGAATCAAATATAGGTGTACCGGCTACCATGCGCGGCGATGATGTTTTTTGTTTTGTCCGTTTTGTTTTCATATTATAACCTCCTCTGTATTTAACCATTTTGCGTGATATTCCTTTTCAGTCAGCAAAAATGTATAATCAATAAATTCTTCTTCACTCATACGTCCTTTGGCATAAACATAACGGGCAATTCCGGGTTCCCATTTATAGGTTTTACCATCGGGTAAAGTCAGATACACTGTCTCACAGGGAATAGTTCCCTCTAATATCAATTCTTCGATAGATTCCGACAAGCCGTACAAATCAGTATACTCAAGACTTCCCGAATATTCTTTTTTCTTTAATAGATCGATTACTTTAAATTGCGCTGTTTCCATATTATTTATTGTTAGACTAGTTTATAACTGTATTTTCGGTTTGTATGGTTTGTTAACCACGCATACGACTGCTTTGCGTCGTTTTCGGTATCGAAGTTCAATACATCGAATATATCTGCGTGTAAAAAGACTATGATTCGTTTCATAATAGGAAGTATTAAAAGTTTGTCATTATATTATATTCTGCCTGTAGCTTATTTAGCTTATTTTCGGTTATCTCATAATAACCGTTTGAGTACTGGCACTTAACACCCCGGCCGGATAGTTCAATACCTTTTGTATTTATAGTGTATGAATCACCGCTGCAAGCTTCTAGTAACATACCTGCTTTATCCTTAGCTTCATCTATAGAAGTCGGTTTGTACTCACCTTTTACTTGAGCTTCTTTAGTTTTATAGATTATTGCTTTCATGATTATAGTATTATCAGTAAATAGCTGACTTACTTAATATATAGGCATTAGTCTGTACGGATGCATCTTTATTTAATGGATCTGCATTTTGACGGCTTCTGATTATGCCGCTAACCCGGCCTACAGCTCTAAAGAATTTCCGAGGGCTAACGCCTGTATGATGCGTATATGACTGTATACGTTCTATTTGATTTTTTACGTCGGTTGAATTTTTAAATCTGGCTTTCATTACTGTATATTTTAAAGCCCCCGGAGGGGCGGGGTTATTTTAGTTATAATATTCTCTATATTCTTCTGTTTCATCAGGGCATCCGGGGAACTCTATACTTATCCAGCTGGCAGTTATATCGCATAGTTTTTTTAATGATGCTCGTTTGCCAACCTTCAAAATATACGCTTTGGCTTCCTGCTTTGATCTGAAGGTCTTATTTAGATATACTACGATATCTGAAAAGTTAGATGTATATCTTTTTTCAAGTTGAATAACAGCTACATAATCTTTTGCGACTGTCAGACGACTATTAATAGCTTCTCCAAATAGCACAGTACTTTTTTCTATACCATCGCTCACATAAGTAAAATCGTACATTCTTGCTGTCTGACCTTCGTAAGATCCTACATAGGTAACTTCTATTACAGTTTCGCTATTCATCTGGTAGTTATACTTTGCTCCTACTCTTAATTCTGATGCTGTCATAAGGCTGTTATTTTTAGTTTCGTTAGATTCTACTGCAATATTGTTAACCTTTGGTTGTTCTCTATTTTTGATATATTTTTTCAAAAATGGAATAACAATATTTTTAGTATTATTCAGTTGTTCATTCTGTCTTTCAATAGAGTAAATAGTATGATATTGATGGTTCTTAACTCGGTCCTCGTATGTTTTAAGAGTAGCTTTTATATCCTCGATATCACAGCTATTACAAAATTCTGTTAATGCTATTTCATTTTCCTTGTTCGAATTATCAATGTATGCTTTCATTATTTCAAATCCATTTTTCATAAGGCTGTTATTTTTAGTTTCGTTTATTATTCTGATGCAAACATACAGATAAAACTGTATTGAAACCAAATAAAAATACAGATTTAACTTTATTTTAACATAAAAACATACAGTTTAAGCTATATGTTTAATTATTTGTTTTTACCTTTGTAATCAATTAATAAATATCAATATGTTAAGAATCAATGAAATAAGAAAACAAAAAGGGTTGACTCTAAAGGATTTAGCAGACAAGGTAGGTGTTAGTCTTTCTGGTATAAATCAACAGATAGCAGGTAATCCAACTATAGAAACCTTAGAGAAAATAGCCAGCGCATTAAATGTAGAAGTATGGGAGCTATTTACACCTGCTACCAATAAAGAAGAATTAACCGCCCTGGTAGATTACCAAGGCAAATTATACAAAGCAAATACTATTGAGGACCTACAAAAGATTATTGACGAAATAAGGCAATAATAATATAGCTCTTTTCTTTTCACGTTTCACACACCCAGCCGGTGTGTGATTTTTTTTGCGCCTACACAAGCCAAAGCCCCCCTCTAAAAAAATATCCTTTTGGTCCTACACTCTTTCAAAATTCTATATAGCTAGAATCATATTTCCGTGCGATTTTTGCCGGTGCAATGCACGTCAAAAAATCAGCGTTCGCCGCCCCCAGGAAGCGTTTGAAAAAAGTGCTTTATTTTTCTTGAAAGGTGAAAACCTTATTTTTCAAAAGTTTGGGTTATTCAGAAATGTAGAGGGGATATGATTATAGGGGTGAATTTGCTTATTATTACACCCCAAAACAATAGTTATGATAGGATATTATCAGGTAGATTGTCGGGTAATTGATTAAATTCGGAAGGAAGAAGGTCAGCATAGCGACCGTAAAGCAGATAAATAAGTGCTGAAGGAAGCTGTGTAGATCGAGGTCCTTGAAGCTTCATCGGGACTTTTACTTCGGAGGATTTATCGAGTACGGTTCGGCCTTCGGTTTGCTTTCGAGGACTGAGCATGATCGATGAGCATAGATCCGGACATTGACTTCCGCAGATATACGGAAAGGGAAAAGAATTGGAACGACCGCCAAATATAAAGGTTAGCAGTTTGAATTGCTGCCAATAGTAAATTGTAGGCTGGCCTTCGTTCATCAATTCAACATAGAAACCATAGCTTTCGAGCTCTCGTTGCAGAATTTTCGCATCGGTTGTTATCTGGTCAAATTCTTCTTTTGTCTTGTTTCCAGCACGGTCGTAGTAAAGTTTGATATGTTTATTCTGTGAATCTTCACCGAAAAAGTTGTAAAAGTCCCGAGCCATATCGACCTGATCAGCCGGAGACCATCTTGTAAATTCTTTTATCACACGTATTTCTGTTCCTCTCCTTTTCTCCTGTGCCACAACTAAACTTTGAAAATTTCCGGGATCATATCCGAGCAATAGCTCATCATCCCGATCGTAATATTTTAAATATTTTGCTGTAACGGTAAAGTGATCACGGAGATCGAAGCGCATAATATCCTCCATTTTATAGGAGTCTGAAAACTTATGTATTTTAGGATCATAGTTAGCAAAGAATCGATCGACAACGGCTCGGATACGCACGCCGCAAATAGCTGTAAGGAATTCCTCCATTGTCATACTCTCGAGCTGTGTACGGAAAAATTTAGGTCCTAAGAAGTCTTTATTCACAAAGGATGATGCACGGAGGTAGTAGGTCGCATTTACACGCATATCCCGCAAACGGGGCTCCCATAGAGAAAGGGAACGTAAAGCTTTTTCGTAAAGTGGATACATGCTGCTTAATATCTCCGGTTTTACCTTTTTTGCCTGTAATCTTTCAAATTGATGCTTGATAACAAGTGCATCGTTCACATCTTTAGCAACATTGGCTATTTCACTAATAAGGTCTTCATCCATGTTTGCTTCAAATTCTTCGAACCATGGATCTTCCCCGAGGTCTACACGAGCCGTATCAGATACTCCTGTTATTCCCTGATACAAATGATGATTGCGGATTTTTGGATCGACACTACCTCGGAGTGCAGGAAACAAACGGGTTTTTACTTTTTCTCCTTTGTTATGCTTCATTTCTTCAATAAAGGCATGTACTCCGGATCTACCGGCAACGGATGCCGGACGGTCTGATGCTACCAGCTGTAAATTAAATCCATCCCAAAATATAATACTGTGTTTAGGGTATGCAACAGGATAGCGTGGTTTTATAAAATGTTTAGGCAATTTGGATGTCCCGACAATATAATCTTTCCCCTCTTCCAACATGCATCGTTCGCCGTTATTTACAGGACGATTAAACCAGGCTAAAAGACTGGGTACAACATTCGTTAATAATTCTGCATATGTTTTATGTACCAGAAACCCAATCTCGCGCGGCATAGCCTGTGCAACACGCAAAATACGAGGGCCCATAATCCCCTCGGTCTTACCTCCACCACGGGCTATTTCGGCCAGCAATACATTAGGATCTATCAGATTAGACTTAATCTGAGCCATATTCATGTAATACTGCTCGGTATAATCAATCAAGGTCTCAGACCTATTTGTCAACTTCTCAAGCATAATAACAACAGGTAGTTACTCTTTTAAAATGCGTCATTAAATACTTTATTTCTTTTAAATATTCACTCATGATCAGTCTGTTTCTATTTCTCCTATTTCCTTTACGATTTCAGCATCCTTGAATAGGCGTTCTTTTTCTTTATTATCAATAGGCAAACCATCAATCATACTGATGTAATAACCATCGTTGTGTTTACGGGCAATATCTTTGAGCGATTTCTTTTTGAATCCGAGATCAAGAATACTGATGTCTGGTGATATCAGAAATATTGGTGCAAAGTTGTCTTCTGCTGCCGCAGCTTCACTGGCTCGCTGCCGGCATTCTAAAGAAGCGTCCAGACAAGCCTTTGCTGTACGATAATCTTCGCCGGCTTCGGCTTTTCTTGATAATAATTCGTATTTATTAGCAAAATCTTTTTGCCATATCTTATCCCGAAGATGATCATCTACATGAAAATATTCGATTGCAGCATAAACACGCTCAACACATGCTCGCTGACTCATATTTATACCCAGAGCCGCTTTTATTTTTACTTTTAATTCTTTAGCTGCAGCTGTAATATTCCGGTCTTTTTCGTATTCTTCATAAGCCATGGTGATCTGTTTGATCCACAACTGTGTTTTCTCCGGAATACCTTTAGATTCGCCCGTCGTAAGAAAGTGATCGATAATCGCAGGATCTAATTTTTCGAGTATTTCGGTATCTGAAATCATAGCTTATTATCTTTTATAATAGATTCGAATATTATTTTTTGTTCTTTATGTTTTTCGAGTAATTCTTTGTCTGAATCTCGTTTTTCTATTCTCTTTTCACTTTTAATAAAGGAGTTATAACGCTTTATATTATTACAACAGTCGTTGTATTTCTTTAAAAAACCGACATTATCATCCCGATATAACTCTTCAAGCCTAAACCGGAGAGATTGATGCGTAATCAACGGGTGTTTTTTTAGCCATGTACCTGAATCGTTGAAACTTTGAAGTTCTGAAAAACAAAGAAGGTTCCTGATCCGTAACTCTGCCATATCAGCAATCATACGTTCAGTAGGCTGATTGTCGAGCTCTTTGTCAAGAACCTTCATTTGATTGTAAGAATTGATACGATCAGTATAGATAAGTACCGCTATCTGTATATCGCCATTATAAATATCCGTCCAGTTTATTTTTGGATATTCTGTTTCTTTGAGGCGCTTTTTTTTTCAGTAACAGCGGCTTTCTTCTCAAGTTCTTCCTCTTTTTCAGTCAGTTCTTGTTCCTTTTCTTCTAACTCGGACTCTTTTTCGTCCAGATCGCTCTCGCGGGAATTTAATTCTTCCTCTTTTTCGTCCAATTCAGCTTCCTTATCTTCCAATTCTTCGGATTTGGACTCGTTATTAGCTAACTCAGTGTCCGTTTTATAGTCGGAAACCTTAGTTCCTGGAACTTTTTGTTCTGGATCTTGAGATTCTGAGAGTTTCGGTTGAGTTTTTTTAGCTGAAATTTCGTCAAATACAGAATCAATAGCTTTGATCAAATCGTCCTCAGACAAACGAGGTTCAACGGGAATAGGATTCAGAAAACTTATGTCAAAGAACGATAATCCGATAAGGACATCGCATTTTACAGGAGAATAAGGAATAGCCAGCTGATCAAGTATATATTTTACTTCTTCGTTATTTTGAATAATATAATCTTCCCCATATTTTTCCTTAACAAGGCCTAAGTTTCGATTATAAAACTCGACATATTCCTCCCATTTCTTTTGCCAATCAGCATCTTTATAATATTCTCTCCGGAAATCCTTAATATCGCAGGCTGTAGTTAAATCTAACAGTACATATAAGATATCCTGTTGATACTTTTCGTCATTACCCGGATATTTTGCCAGAAGGGAATTTTTAGGATCCAAATTTTTCAGAAGCTTTAAGTCTGCCTCCAAATGGGAGGCAGCTCGAAGCTTGTTAAAATGTCCTAGTTTTTCTCTAGTTGAGTATTTCATGTTATTAATACCTTATTTAGTTTATATTCTTTCTACTTCCACCAAGGTAGTAGCATCCATAACCCGCAGAGTTAGTCGGGATCCGGCACTGGCTGTCCAAGTAGCACCATCAACAAGAATTACAGATGTAGAGTCTGCCAGCTCGGCAGGAAATGTAGTACCCTGACCGATCAATGTAATGACACGTCCCTTGTCAGCAGCCGTAATTCCTGTTACGGATGCTATAGCAGCAGAAGCTGCAGTACCGTTTGGAATAATGTACTGATCATTTCCGGCAACTATAGCCAATGCAGTTCCATCGGCAGGAAGAGTAACGGGATCCTGTTTTACAATCGAACCAATATAGGTCCAAGGTTGCTGTACGGTATTATTCGTAAATGTAAATGTTGCATAACGTCCATCACCGTCATTTTTAGCCTCAATAGTCGATAAAACCATCGGTTTACAAGGATTACCAAGTCCATAAATTGTAGAAGATTCACATTCTTTGAAAAGAATAATAAACTTACCGCCGGAGTGATTTTCTATAAAATTGCTTATTTCGGCTCTATTGCCTCCTAAAATCATTGTAAAGGTATTAGTCGCTTCTACCGTAATATCTCCTTTTGTTATATTGGATAGAAAGGTAGGAACTGTATGACCTTCGAAATAATGCATATATTCGCCCGGAAGCATAGGTATTTGAGTAACCGTTCTATCACTGCCTACTTTAGGGAATGTGTCTTCATCGGTTTGCTTGACATGTATCAGCCAGACTTTGTATCCTATTGCATTTCCTACAACTTCGGTATCCGAGACATCATCAATAGATACGATAGGAAGAAGAAGTGCCAGAGATCCTGATCCGCCAGATATAATAAAAGAAATTACAGAATCGGCATCGGTAAATAGACCGATAACAGAAACAACGCAGAGAATAAACATAAAAGCCTTGAACAAATATTGAGCCAGCATCGCTTTTCGAAAATTCTCTTTTCTATAGACATAGTTTATATGTTTCATTTTATTTTAAATATTTATTGTTAAAAAATAGGAATAAGAGAGGATATTACACCTCTCTTATTTTAGTTATCTACCACCGGGAACATTCGGTTGCAGCTCTACATTAATTTTACGAATACCACCTTCGGTTCGTTCCAATTCAAAGAATTTATCTCCGGCAACATTCATTACCAAAAGAATATTGTCTCCAACCTTGGTAGGGTTGAAAGGGGCTGTTATTTCAGAGAATTTACCGGATTTTGCTATAGTTGTAGGGTTGTTAGTATCTCCTATTTCGAGAATATAGCCAACACCAGGCTCCGGATTGGTAATATCGGTCAGAGCTGTAGCCGCAGTATTTTCATCAGTTCTAAACCAGAATCCTTTACTTCCATCTAAAACAGTAGCACCATCAGCCAGTAATACGGACGGGGTATTCATGAATATGCACTGTCTCTTGTAATTGTTAGCATCCAAGGCAGCTTTATCATTAAACTTCAAGCCGACAAAAGAAGCAGATACGCCTTCTTTCCAAACACTCCAGAATTTAAGAGACTCCATTGCAGACTGCATTTTCGCCGCAAGCATTTCGCCCGGTACATTTTCAACACACATAATATTTCGAGGAACCTGTGTAAACATGAGAGGTAATTGTCCCATATTAGGAACCCAGATAATAGGTGTATCAATATCCGGTACTTTGTATAACATTGAATCCGGACCAGAGAAATCTAGATCCTTCGCATATTTGGCTCGACAACACAATTTCCACCACAACTGATGATTCTCATTCAAATAAATAACCTGTTTCTTGAAAGGAACAGTATAATCCTTTACCGTTACCTCTTTTACGGACATTAGAAATTCAACCACAACATCCAACATTGTTGATTGGGTATAGCTCATAAAAGCCGGATCGCTGTGAGGCTTTAATTTGTTTTCGTTGATGTAACGGAATAGAGTATATACAACACCGGTAGAAGAATGAAGGTAATGTCCCGGTACTCCTTTTTCGGGTTCAACAAATATCCCCATGATACGACGGTGATTTTGTTCATTGATGGCTGTTTCCATTATATTCATATATTGGAATTCAATCATCGCAAGTTTCATCGGATCAGATCCCTCTTCGTTCAAATAACCAATGTAGATACGCTCTAATTTCTTAAACGGAGGAAAATTAACCTTGATCATCGCATCATCTACGTAAGCAACTTCCGGCTGAATAGACATCCCACCTTTGAAGACTTCACCTTCCTGCCAAGCCTGAGATACTTGTTCGAAGAATGCAGAGAACATAACATCCCTGTCCTGAACACCATATCTACGAGGAAATATCTCGTACACATCGTACATTTGAATAAGACGAGCTATAAGAGCATCCTGACGACGAACGATATACTGATCTCCCAGTTTTGCATTATCAAGGCCTGAATAATCGGTTTCAAATGCAGATAGCTTTTTTGCATCAAGCATGTTATTCTTTTGCAGATATGCATAACGAGCAGACATCGATTTACCGAAACTTCTTACCGCATTGCGAAAATCAGCAGAAACCTCTTCTTCATCGTATGGATTAGAAATAGATGCCGGATTTGCAGCTAATTCATTCCACCGCTTTGAACGAGCGTACATCTCATGAGGAATACCCAGAAAGTGAGTTGCGGTTGTACCTGGTCCGTTAAGCCCGATAGTTACACCTGACACAGATGGAGCATTATCCGGAGTCGCTTTTGCTGCCATTTGTTCAACAACCTGAGCTGCAATAGTTGCAGCATCTGCCACATTGGTAGGCTTTTCTGTATCTTCCGGAATAATAGAGTTTAAGATTTCAATTGCAGCCTGATTTTGAGCTACAATTTTATCCTGTTCCTCTTTATCTTCTTTGGATTGAGTCATAGACTTTTGATATTCGTCCATATCCTCAAGTAAGCTTCTACCACCCGTTTCTTCTTTGTAAGATTCGGACATTTCTTTCCATTTCTCGGCTGTAACCTTACCTGCTTCCAAATCTTCCTTAGAGACTTTTGCCGCAGCTGTGGTTTTTCTGAATGGTTTTAAAAAATCAAATACCATATTTATATAATTTAAAGGTAAGACGAAATTGAACGTAGTTTATTTATAGTGGCAGCATAGTCTAGTCCAATCTGGTTAGCTTCCACCAAAGCTTCAGGAAATGTAGCTATGCCATCAATTAACTTTTTATCAATAGCTAGATTTGCACTAAATGTTTCGCCACGAAAGACAGGATCTTGATCATCAAGAGTATTCAAAGACGGACGGGCTGACCTGATCTCCGATTCAAACTGCTGCTGAAGTGGATCAAGTTCCTCTTTTATAAACTTTTCAGGTTTATTTTCCCGGAGATCTTCGAATTTTTTGTTTTTAAGATCAGATTTGGAAGCCAGAGCTCTGATGCGCGTCATTCCTATTTTTTCGAAATAGGACATTATATCCAACCCATCTACCATTGTTCCAATACTGCCTATAGTATCGTTTTGAGTCATGGCTTTAATGATCTGCCCATGCACACCTATATAATATGCTGCACTGGCTCCTACTTTTTCGATATAGCTATATATAGGTTTCTTGAGTGAAGACAGTGTTTTTGATACCTGATCCAGATACCAGGCTTCGCCACCTCCTGACTTAATATGAAGAAAATGCACATTGATATTAGGATTAGCATCAGCTGCTAAAAGATCCCGTTCAAATTGCTTTGTAGAAAAGTACCAATATGAGTCAGCGACAATCATGCCTTTTATAGGATGATAGGCTATTGAATTACTCTTTATATCGGGTTCTGAATAATCAGTAGTAATGTTAATTTGGTCATCATCATCTATAAATGATTGTACAATGGCTAATTGATCAGAAATAGTCTTATTATACGGAATGAAATTAACACTACCTGGCGAAAGCGTTTCTCCCAAATGATATACAGAGAGTAAAGCTTCTACCATTTCATCCTGAGTACAAAGAAGTCGAGGAGTAGTAGAAGTTAGTAATGAAAGTAATTGTGTATATGGATTCATACGCTGTTATTTGATGCAAAAATGAGCAAACAAGAGCGCAGAAGAAAGGACTACAAAATAGGTCTATCCGTAGTTTCGAGAGAAATAATAAGCTGATCGGATTGTAAACCAAGTACAAGAATTAACTGAACCGGATAATCAATAGATCCTAGAACAACCGGTTCTCCATTTGTTTTTTCGAGCTGAATAATAACGTATCGAGGAATCTGGTATTTAAGAGCAAGCAGATCTGAAACTTTATCCGTTACAATAGTTTGATTGACAGACCACACATAACCGGCATCCGCATACTCCCCTTTAGGCTCAATAGAAAACGAATCTGTTATTATCGTATCAAAGCTTTTTGATGGTTTCGGACGTATATTATTTCTATATACAAAATGAACATCTGATACAGGTATTATTTTTATCTTATTGCAAAATTCAGTCATAATTCAGTGGACAACGGTGTAAATAAAATATGTTGATTTTTAACTTTTTACAGAGGACAACGGTGTGTAAAAAATAGTATATTCAATCAGCCTGCAATGATACTCGATGTCTATAATATTTCTTTTTCAGGGCCTCATAATGCTCGGTAAAATCCAATCCATATTTTTCGCAAAAAGAATTGATCAGCATTTTGTATTCAACATCGGAATACTCCGCAGAAAGAGACAGTGCCGAAAAAAACAATTCATCGAAATAATCTTTCATTGACGCTTCAAAATCTTTCTGCCGGGAAGAAGGAAAATAATAATGCTTATAGTTTTTCCGTTCTTCATTTCTATACCCTATGGTTGTAATATCAATAACCAAAGATACTTTTCCTTTTGATACAGCCGGGGGCACAAAATGACAATCTTCCGGCACTTTATCCAATAATCGATATAAAGTAGAACCAACAAAAGTATTTCTATTTATTTTCAGTTTTCCGTCTCCAGACTTTAACTGATTTGCGACAAACTCCGCCAGATATTTAGGCAAAGAAAGCCGGATTATGCCACTTATTGAATTTTCATTTCTCATATCTACCTCCGTACTTATACCGACCAAACGACCAAACGACCAAATCGGAAGATTTAACAACTATCTAAATTACTAAATATTAACCAAATACACTAATATTTCACTACAAAAAATCGACCATAAAAACGACCAAATCGACCAAAAACCACATTTTTTACTAAAATACCGACCAAATAACAAAAAATAGGCGACCATAAACGACCAAACAAAAACGAGCTCACAACCATACATAACCATATAATAATAAAATAATATATAATATTAATATATAGCATGTTACACGTGTAACTCTTTGAAAAATAAATTTAAAATTTGGTCGTTTGGTCGTTTGGTCGGGTTTTCTGAAAATTATTTTTCAAATATGATCTATTGCTTATTTTGTTAAAATTGGGGGTTTGAGGGGGAAATGGTATATATACAAAACAATACCCAGAGACAGACTGCCGGTTGCCCGGTCTCCTAACCTCTGGATAAAATTGATATAGATAAGAAGTCGCTTAGCCGTATCGCTACCTAAATATTTTTTTGCATTTATTATTCAATATACGCTGTCGAATCAACACTGAATGAAAATCAAATAATTCCGATCGATTATACAGCCAATGAGAATGCTTATATCTGGACTTACAGAAGTCACCCCTTAACCTTCGCTTATGATACATTTCCCTTGAATGAAACTTTAGTAGATTCTTCTTTCGTTTACGAGATACTTTACGAATTTTTCGTAGATAGGCTTTATTTCTGCCGGCAACTGCTTTCCATTGCTTTTGCATCGCTTTTGTTGATTTATGTATTGCTCTCGTGATTTTAGCAAATTGTAAAGACAGAGAGATTGTATAATTAGTATTCATGATATTTCTCCCATCTCCTTTTTAGAATTATAATTTTCGATCTCCTTATCTATAGCTAATAAAATATTCATGAGTAAAGAAGCCGACAGACCTTCCGTATTTGAGGGATTGACAGATTGAAATCCTTTCTCACACCTTCTGATCTGAACAGAAAGAACACTAACCGGAACTAAATCTTTATCTGTTACATAATCTTTGATTCCTTTAACTTTATATAACCTGTTATATCCCGAAATAACTCTTTCGATAGTCAAAACTTTGTTATATTCTTTTTTCACAAGGTCTGCGTACGATTCATTCGGCACTATATTTACTTTATCGCCTTTATTGAACATGGGGTTCTATGCTTTTAATCATCCTGTCTATTTCAAATAAATTATCAGATACCAGATCATATATCTTATACATTAACTCTGGCTCTTGCATGATTGGCTGATAAACAATCACGGTTTTACCGGATCCTTTCATCCAACCAGCTTCAGTGTTTGCAGACCGACCACATGGAAGGACCATCACACATACATCAGCCCACTTCATTCCATCAAAGTCAGAATTAAAGCCATATTCAGCAATAGGATGCATGAGTGCTTCTTTATATTGTTCGGTGTTCCATTCTTTCCATTCCGGATCAATATCAGACCAGGCAAAACCGCCTTTCCCATGTGGCGGATTTTTAAAATCATATACCTCATGTCCTTGTTTTCTCAAAAAAGCAACAACATCTTCCTGTGAATTGTTTCTCCAACTGCTTGCGACATATATCTTAGCCATAATTATTATTTGTTTTATATGATTTGACTCAAAATTCTATTTTAAAAACTTTCTCGGCATAATCCTTGACAATTATATTTGCAAGGCTTATTCGTTTTATAACATATTTGTTTTGCCGGCTCATGGCTTCGATGTTCCGGAACATGTCCGACTATAAGCATTTCGACCAGTTTAGAAGTTGCTCTATGTAGGCATTCGGCTTTTACAAGAGCACTCTCTTTATCATTAATGCTTAAAAATCCATGCACATTTGATAATTGAAATTCTACATTGTTGAGATAATCTTCTACTGTTTTGGGTTCTGTTATGTATTCCATAATTGTTTATTTTACAAAATCTTCATCAAATACAAATTCTACAGATTCGTCGTCCCACTTTATTTCTTTTCCATCTTTATAGAAAAGTTTTCGGTGTTCATCCTGTAAGGCACACAACCCGATTTCAGTTGACTCATCCGATACGAAACTTTCATTGTTATATTTCTTGTAAGCTTCCATGTCCGAAATAACTTGAGATAATATCTTTTTCGTTTGGTCATTTTCAAAAACCTCCATAAACAGAAATGTTCCGCTTTGGTACATATCCTGGTCTGCAACATGACCATCTTTGACTAATTTATTTAGCACATCCAAGGCTAACTGAGGATTAGATGCAAATTCAGGAGTAAAAAATTCTTTAGTTTTCATAATTGTTTTTTTTTAGGGTTTATATATTCATTTAAAAAGGTAATGCCGAATCAGTTCGATCAGTACGTTCGAAGTCGATATCGAGCAGAGTGCTCAATATTTCGTAATTGAACATATAGGCAGATGATTGCTTGTTTTTGGGTTCCATCCGGACACGTACAGTATTATCTGTTCTGGCTTCAAATTCTTTTCCTTCCTCAGTGTTGGATATCAAACGCCCGTCAGCCTGTTGGACAGCTTCCTCCCATTTGAACAGGGTTGATTTACATAATCCTATAAAAGCCTTATTGGATGCAAAATAATTACGTAGGGATTGTTCCGACATGGCTTCTTTCTCCCCCACCAGGCGTTTGTACTTTGGATAGATAGCTGTAAAATCGAGATATAATACTTTTGTAGGAACTCCGAGCGAAAGCGATTCTGTCTTATTTCCGGGCTGTTTCACCGAAACTTTATCCATCGTACTTATTTTAAATTCTCTGCCACTGATTATAATCCGATCAGTAAGCAGTGTATTAATCGTATTGAAATAAGTAGACAGTTTATTTGAACTTGATATACGGTCCAATTGGCTCAGCACTTTCTTACATCCTGTCTTGAAAAAGTCTTCGTATGCAAACGGCAACTTCATTTCAGGAGCATAAGTTTCCATCAACCGGCAGGTAGCCACGTGCAATGCTACGGCATTGATAATACGGGCCAGACCTTCGGTGTTAGTAACTTCTACTCTAACAGAGTCCTTTATCTTCTTGGTTTCTTCGGCGAGAATAGCCAGATAATGCTTTTCGAAAATAGGGCGCAGCGACAATATATCTACCAGAATATTACACAAACCGATACGCTCATGTTTCTTTAGCTTTTCATAGATAGCGATCTCTTCCTCTGTAAACTCGCTGGCCCGATATGGGACATCACATAAAATACATCTGTTAGACAATGCCCCGTCGTCTTTTTGTGCAGCTTCCTGCCCCAGTATAATAAGTGCGGCATTGATATCGGAACTATCCATCGTTTTAGACCCAATATCTTTTACTTTAATTTTACCTTCACCGTCTAATGTTGCCGATTTCAAGCCCTGAAATTTAGCATCAGAGATTTGATTCTCGTTATACTCTTCCATCAGAATCACAATATTCCTGAGTGTTTCCAGAATCATAAAAAAGGAAGCGTCTGTTCCTGTGTTCAAGTTGAAGGAAGGTGTATTCGAATTCATGAAAAGATTACGGACGCTTTCGGCAACCTGGGTTTTACCGGATCCGGTAGGACCTATAAAAAACAGAGCCGTGAAAGATCCCCGATGTCTCATTATAAAATCGCGAAAAGCCGAAGTAATAGCAAATAGTATAGACCACTGGCCGTTTTCGTTTGTACAATACACCCTGTTCATCAGGTCGGCCCAGTCGGTAAATGATAATCTGTCTTTTTCCATTATTTCCTTATATCTGATATTATTAGCTTGTTTGTACGTATTATCTTCTCGGTTATTGATGTTGATACAGCTCGAAGCCGGAGAGTAGAAACTTTCGCCATCATGTTCGGCCACTCCCAAATCATTCATATAATCGATCTTGTATTTACCATCTACCTGATGGAAAATAGCATTGGAGAAAGCAAAAAAATCTTTATCGTGATGCTGTCCGAAGACTTTTAGTTCTTTGCAGTTTGTAAAACCGTAACTGATAGGCTGCCAAATGGTACTGTATTGATTCGATGATCCGAAGAAGTTATATCCTCCTGCCTTTACTAAATTAATCTTGAGTGTCTGAAGAGAAGCGAATACCTCGGATGGCAATTCGAGATAACGGTCGAAACGGCTTCGGGTATGGGTAAGTTTTACAACCCGTTTGTTTCCACCCATCCCGTCCTCGACGTGCAAGAGTGGCTCAAGACAAAAGTCGGACACAGCCGAATAACTTCCTCCCTGCTGATTCTTAAACATGTAAGCGATAGGACGAAGATTTTTATCGAGTAACGGATAAAAACCATAACGACGCTCTTGAGCGGAAAGCAAAGGATCATTGATAACATAATCAGGAACCTCACTCGGATCGAAAGGCATAAGATTCGCTTCATCCGTCAAACATTGAATCTCAAATTCGGCTTTATCCTTACGCTTTGCCAGCAAAGGTTTCAGCATTTTATCAAGTGTTCCCTTGGTTATACCTAAAGAATCTGCATATTGAGAAGCATTCGCCGTCCGGGAGGTTTGATTTGTACAAGCAATAACTTCTATGCACTTATCAAGAGTACGCTCACGGATAATGCCTGTAGTATCGGCTTTTATAACCATTCCGGAATAATAGACATAAAAAAGGGGGAAGAGCCGTCCGGTTTCCGAATCCGGATCTACAACACTGATATCTACATTTTCCTTAAACAAGGATAGTAAGACCTGAAGCTTTTCGGGTTCACCTCTCAAAGTTGGCATTATCTCCATTGACTCAAGAATCTCAACTTTGCCTAGTTTGGAGCGAAGCATCTGTATATCACTCATTCCGGGCACACCACAACAATAAACGACCGGAGATTCTCCGAACGATTGCATATAAACCTCCTGATCGAAGGTTAGCCTGGCTATTTCAGAATCTTCATTTTCGGCTATCATGTCCGCAGCTTCCTCGATCCCGTAAAAACCGTCTTTCCAATCTTCTATTTTCAGTTCTTTCTTCGGTTTGATACGGTCCCGGATCTCTTCCTGAGAAATACCCTTGAATTTTTTAGCGGTTTCGCCTATCAACAGTTTTTTTATGGCTTTGTCCGGAACACCCGCAATGGCAGTACATACTTCATCCAGAATTTTCGCTGTATCGAAAGCCGAATCTTTATCTGTCTCACATAGTTTTTTTATCAGATCGATAAAACCTATTTCACCAGCCAACAATTTTTGGGGAAGTTCAACAGCCCCGGTTTTACGTGCAAAAGAATCCGGATCCTCTCCTTTCGGCATTATAAAACCCTTGACGTCAAATCCAAAGGCGAGGAACGACTTAATTGATTTAAGAGTAGCCTTCGCACCAGCAGAATCACCGTCGAAAACGAGTACCACACGTGTCGTGAATCGTTGCAACAAGCGTACCTGATCATCCGTAAATGCAGTTCCGGATGATCCTACAGTGTTCTTAATCCCGTATTGACTGAATGATGTAACATCGAAGTGACCTTCTACGATATAAGCCTTATCTGCCGACACAATGTGTTTGCGTGCCTGGAATAGACCGAAAAGATTCTTTCCTTTTGAAAACAACAGTGTATCGGGGGTATTTACATATTTCGCCTGTTCCCGATCTTCTCCAATATAACGGCCAGAGAAGCCGATAACCTTACCGGATAAATCAAGAAACGGAAGCATTACACGTTCCCGAAAACGATCATACTGATATTGCTTTTCGGTTTGTCCGACTAAGCCGGCTGCCGTCAATACCTCAAAAGAATAAGATCGTTTTGCAAATTCCTTTACGAGTTGATTGTCATTCTGAGCAAAACCGATATGATATAAATCAATCGTTTCATCGGTCTGGCTCCGTGTTTCGTGGAGATAGGTTTGTGTCGCCGGAGAGTTTTTGAGATTCGACTGAAATTGTTTGTCAGCGGCATCTAAAGCAATGTAAGCGGCTTCACGTTGATGCTCTCGTGCTTTCTCTTCGTCCGTCATTTCGATATCAGGAATTGCTATATTTTTCTCCTTGGCCAGACGGCGCACGGCTTCACCATAGCTGATTCCTTCTATCTGTTTTACAAAGTTGATAACATCTCCCCCGGCTCCGCAGGCAAAGCATTTACATATACCTTGACCTTTATCGCCTTTTGTCGGAGAAACGTACATTGATGGTGTACGATCGCTATGGAAAGGACAGAGACAGATCCAACTGGCTCCTCGCTTTTTTAATGTCACATAGCTTTCTACTACATCCTTAATGGATACTTCGGCGAGCACCTGGTCTATTATATTTTGAGGGATTCTATTTTGCATAATTATATTGTAGTGAATAAATCGTTCGATTTAACAGGTTCGTAGTTTATATAAATAACCTCCTGGACATCTCCGGAGCGAATGTTATTTTTCTTCACAGGAAACCTTATCTTAATCCAGTCCGAGTACAAATTATTCATCAGATCGCAATCATAACTGCTAACCATTGCATAACCGTCAATACTATGCAACCGGTCTGCCATATCTTCGTGATCCTTATTCGTAAACTCGAATTTGTAATCATTGTACGATGCCCGGCATTCTTCCGGATAGGGCGGGTCACCATAGAAAAAAGCTTTCGGATGATCGATTCTCGGAATGACATCTTTGTAGTCTGAATTGAGAATTTGAAATTCAGATCTGAGAATTTCTGCAACAGCGTGAAGACCTTCAATAGCATTATTCCACTTCGATACAGTTTCACCGCCTTGAGCATTGACATGCGACTTAGCCATATGCCATCCTTTGTTCTTACGTTGGGCTCCGAGTCCGAAAAATGATTGACGTACACGAACGTAAAAACGTCGGGCCCTCTCAATTTTATCTTCTGCCGGATACCAACAATTATTATATTCAAGTTCTGAACATGGAGTAAGAAGCAATAGCCTGATCAGATCGCTTTCATTGTCTCTAAGGACTTGAAAGAAGTTGGTAATATCTTCGTTTATCTCATTGGCTGTTTTTATTACACGGCCTTTGTAATTGAGAGAAACAACCATACTTCCGGCAAATAATTCAACCAGGTGCGTGAAGTCTTTTGGAAAGTAGTAATATAGATATTCAAGCCAGGTATACTTACCTCCGAAATAGTTAAATGCGATCATTTTTCTGGAATTATAGCTCATATTTATATTGCTATTCTATTTTGTTGTTTTCTGACAGATAAAGCCATTGCTTCGGAATTGGCTCGGCTTTGTTTGCATTCAACAGCATTACCTATGAATTTCTTTTGATCAGCTTGTGACCCGATTAATATATAATCATCAGGAAACCCCATAATACGCAGCAATTCGACGATAAAAAGCATACGCATAAAGACATCGGTAATACCATATAATGCCATAAATTCTTTAATCTGTTTGATCTTAGGTGTATCACTCTCATAAATCTCATAGATCAGAATATTATCAATGACCTTAATGAATGAGGGGAGATTATCCGTATTACATGTTGCTTCAACTAAGGACGGAGGCATTTTATCCATTCGCGCTATAAGAGTAAAACACGGAAGATCAATACATCCTCCTTTGCTGGAATATTGAGGGTTTACCAGATAGTGATGTTTTCGGCATGCCATTATTGACGGGGCAGGTTTTTCCACTGACGAACCTACATTGTTGAAGTTTGGGTTCAATATCCAATTACAGCTTACCAGATTGTATTTAGGATTAGTCGTTAAAGCTCCTAACACATTGTCTATTGATGCAGGCTTAGATCGTCCAAACTGCTGATCCATAAACAGAGGATTAACTAAAGCGCAAGTGTCTTTTGTACGGATAGTTGGCGAAGGAGCATCAACTGAATGATTATAGCCATTACCATAATACACTTGTAAAAATGAGGCAGAAATAAGAGTCTGGCAGTCTTTAGTTCTTAGTGTAGCGGCTGGATGTTCTATGCTTGTTACCATAGAACAAGGAGACCCAGAAAAATACTTTGTGATAAATTGGGTATGGATAAGGGAGTGATGATCAATATTCGTTATCGTATGAGCCGGAGCATCAACCGTAATATTTTTACTATCCGGATGTCCGCTGAAGCACTTAGATATAAAACATACTCCTAGTCTGTTTTGAGTAGAAACCACGGGGCATGGCTCATCTGTAGAGGGAGCATTATATTTACCATTTTGCTGCATGGAGTTATATTTGATCATGAACTGATCTTTACCTCCAGCTACAAACTTGATCAATCCGGCATAAATACGTTCTAAAGTGTTTTCGCATAAAGGCACTTTTCTGTCAAAAATACTTTCACCGATCTGATCCAATTCTAAAACATTTTTGACAGGAAGCCATTTGTTAAGTCCTCCTTCACCATTTCGCGAATGAGTAGGCTCCGGGAAGCTAATATTTTCCTTATCCTTTGCGAAAATGCCAAAATATCGAAGTCTAGAAGTATAAGCTCCATAATCGGCAGCATTTAATAACTTATAATCATAGTGATATCCATATTCTTTGATAGTATTACACCATTTTTTGTAATATTCTCCTTTTCTCAGTGGATCAGGAATAAATACAGGACGAATAGATATTACTTTCCTATTCTTTTTCTTGATTTCGAGAGGACAATACAGTTCATTCCCTTTTTTATCCTTTACTACTTTAATGATTGTCGGCCCCCAAGTCAAAAACTCCTTTACATTTTCGACGCCAATAATATCAGGGTTCAGTATTTCAATGTATTTATATGCATAAACAGGTAAGCTTCGACTATCATCATCACGAGACATGCCTCCCTTTGCTATAGAATGGTGCGTACATTCAGCACTCATCCAGAATAGAACTCTTGCATTAGGATATGTTTTTTTTGACCTTTCGAGAATAAGCAATAAACGATTTGGATCCAATTCTCTAAAGTCTTCAACAAAATGCTGTGTTTCAGGATGATTTTTCGCATGACTAGCTATTGCTTTAGCATCGTGATTAATACCGATAACGACAACGGCACATTTTTCGCCATCTATTTCTGCTGTATGAAAACCTTGTGTTACGCCACCAGCTCCACAGAAGCTGTCAATAACTATCAAGGATATATTTTCGGGTTTGAAATTCATTATTCAAATATTTTCAATTATTTATTCTAAGTGAAATAAAAAGTTTTACCGCTTCCGGATCCAAACTTTTGTTGTCTGATTGTTGCGATGAATGGAAATTCATCTTTGGGTATTTTATCCAACGCCTCTTTGATAGGGGTTGCATTGGTAAAGAATTTACTTTCAATGCCGTCACTCTTTATTTTGACAACATATCTGTTTTCACCGTGGGAAGTCTTCACGCCTGAAGCGTAATCCAATACTTCGATCTCACAGTTCAGGACATCTGTTATAGATATCTTTGGAACAGGAAACACATTTTTATTATCTAGGGTATTAATCCCAAAGTCTGAGAACTTCTTCATTTTTAATAACCTTTCTGATTAAATGTCTGGAATCACAATGTTTCGCCCATCCGAGATAAGAGCATATGCCGATCTTGTATTCTTTTGGACTGATTTTCCGTTTGTTTAGTTTTGAAGCCCGTTTGCATAGGTTTTTCTTTATTCGCTTTCGCATCAGAATATGATCATGGAAGAAAACATAGCCGACAAAGTCGATTCCTCTTGCATCTACCGGAAATACCTGGTAATTACTTTTGAGGTCTAGCTTTAAATTGTTTCTTAAAGAATCTTGTATTTCTTTTGTCAGCCTGTGTAAGTGATCTTTGCCATCTGAAAGGATGATCATATCGTCGGCATACCTGAAATAGTACCTGGTTTGTTTTTCTTCTTTCAGCCAGTGATCGAAATAGGATAAATAAAGGTTAGCTAAAAACTGAGACAGATAGTTGCCGATCGGAACTCCCGGAGCAGATTCTATAATACCATCCAAAAGATTGAGAAGCTTTCTGTCTTTTATCTTCTTCCGGATAATGATTTTCATTACCTGGTGATCTATCGACGGGTAGAACTTCCTTACATCCATTTTCAGGCAATACGTTGTACCTGCTTTATTCCTTAAAGCTTTCTTCAGGTGAGTCAGAGCACCGTGAATACCTTTATCTTTGATGCTTGAGTAAGTATGAGAGATAAAAACAAACGTCCAAATACTTTCCAATACATTCATAATAGCATGGTGTACCACTCTGTCCCGAAAAGGCAAACGGTATATTGTCCGTTCTTTCGGATCATGAATTGTAAATACATCATATTCGGACGTTCTGTATGTTTCATCAGTCAACTCTCTTTGCAACTCAAGGATATTCTCACTCAGGTTCTTTTCAAACGACAATACACCATAGGTTTTACCTTTGCCCTGTTTTGCTTTGCTGTATGCCAAATAAAGATTGTCAAGCTCGCAAATCGTGTCGTATAAATATCCTATCCTTTTCATTGTATCCTGCCTTTGCTTTCTTATAGGAGCTTTCGAATAAATTCTACTAACACCGTTTGAATCTTTATTTTTAACCAAGAGGTTAGGCCTTGCCTTTTATTTCTATATCTTAAGCTTAGGTGGGCACTGGAACCTGCATTCGCATTCGAGTTATCGTAATTCGTATCGTTGAAAGCGAACCCCGAAGCAGAGCCAGCACAAAAAAGACAACAGCCTGTTTATTTTTTTAGGAGAGTTGAACCTTTTTCCAGAGATCAAGGAATGTTTCACCCAGATACTTACACGTGACCTCGCTCAAAACGCGAAGGCGGGCACCGGAACCCGCATGCGCACGCGAGTAATCGCAATCCGCAACGTCGAAAGCGAACCCCGAAGCAGACATTCTAAACCAGGGTATCCATTTCCATTGGCTATAGTCTGTCCAATCTAATTTTTCATCCGAGCCGTTCTCGATTTCAATCTTGCGGGCAGCTTTAACAAGAACCATCGCATTGTATTCAGCTTCACGGTTTTCCCTGATTTCTTCAGGATAAAAAGAAAAATCTACTTTTGGCCAGCCTGTTTCTGTATAAGCGTTCTCTACTGTTTTAAGCCTTTCGCTTAGTTGCTTCTTTAAGTTTTTCTCGTTCATTGTATTGTATTTTTAGTATTATAAATTATGATTCTAACCACTCACGCATGATGTCGATATGTTTAGTACCGACAATCTTTGCCGACTTCTTGCTTTTTAAAGCAAGGCGGGCACCGGAACCCGCAAACGCATCCGAGTCACCGTAAGCCGTATCGCTGAAAGCGAACCCCGAAGCAGAGCCATTTGTGCGAAACCAAGCAAAATACCTGTAAATATCAGAATTGTAGATATCCATCTTTTCGCCCTGGTTGTAAGCTTCATTCATAATAACGACTCTGTAGTATTTTTGAAAGTGATCTCTCAAATCTTCCGGTAGGTCGATAAAGGCGGGAACATCAGGACGGCCTGTTTCTGCCATCATATCCTCCCATCCGTCTATGCGGTCATTTACGTCCTGTGAAAAGAATTCTTTGCCGTAATGTCTTTCGAGAATTCCTTTCCATTCATCATTCGAAGTTTCATACAACTTCCTCGCTTCCTGATCTGTGATTTGGATTGTTTTCATATATTTTCTTTTTTAGATATACTGTTTAAATATTTTTAATTGGTTTACTTTTTTAATTCGTGTGCTTTTTTTGGGGGGGCAATTATGTCAATAATAGGCTTTTGCAAAACAGGACCCATTTCAGCATCCGAAAACAGGTTCATCTGTCGGATCCAATGGACTCGTTCGAGAGGGATATCGAAAAACTGAACTACCCGGAGACACTCTTCATCAGTCATTTTTATTAAACCCTTATATATCATCTGATATCTTTTCTGTCCTATTTTCACAGAATCAAAAAAGAACCTGTTTGGCGTAAACAATGCCGGATCTTTCACTGCCTCCGCTAAAATCTTCAATAAAAGATTATTCTCGGAGGGTATAACTGTTTTAGGAGTAAGCCTTTTCCGATGGAGGTACTGATTTACAGAATTAACACTGCGTCCTAGATTTTTAGCTATTTGCTCTATCGATAATGTATTCATTTTACTGATCACATAATCAACTTCTGTTTTTCGCCATGTTTTTACTTTTCGTTCCATATTATTCGGTAATTTCGATTTTACGCTGACGCTTGTTTTCTAACTCCAAAAGGACTTGCTGTAATCTCTTATTATCCTGATAGGCTGATTTGTTAGATACTACTGTTATCAGTGTATAATCATTCGAGAAAGAATAATTCTCATTCCCTTCATTTATGTACATACATGCGACTTTAATAAACAAGTCCCGATTTCGATCTGTAATACTGATGTCTGTCGAAAGGTTAAAAACCTGACCTTCCTGCATTCGATTAAGAATTCCATAAACCTTATCGATAAAGGCATAAAATACAGACCGTCCTAGTTTATCCTGATATATTTTTATCCAATCAAAATTGACCATCTTATAAGCAGAGAAATCCATAGGCTGAATTTTAGGAATTACAAGTCGGAGTTTTATCGTAATAAAGACCTTCAACCAGAAAGCTTTTAGAGAAAACTGAGCCATGTACAAGATGAATTCTCAGGCATCCACATTTTGAGCATTGATCTACCTGGTAGGCTCCATGAAAATCTTTATCAAAATCATCGGCAAGTATCCATTTATGACGAGTATTTTCCATTGTCATAAATTAAACTTCTCAGTAATATCCAATAATACACTTTGCAGTTTTGAAAAATCGAAAGAGAATAGCGGATAAATCACCACTTGTTGTCCTTCATTACTTTTTTCTTTTACTCGTAAGATTTTAGATGCTTCCATAACATCCAGCATTTGATCAGAAAAGATGATATTATCACTATACAGAGTTATAGAAGTAGGCTTGTTATCCGGAACAGCTGTTTCAGTTGTCGGATCAAGCAGTATCAAATCTGACTCTCTTATCTCAACAAATGAGATAAGATTCCCTCTGCCGGTTTTACCGATAGTGAAGATGTCTCCTGGTTTTCGTTTAAATTCAATCATAAAAGTTTTTTTGCTAAGTTTTTTGGTTCCTTGACTTATACCGATAAATCAAAGGGTGTGTAAATTGAAAGATCGCCTGTAATTTGATTATGTTCCGTGTACAGTCACGGAGTAAATTATGTGCTCGGTTCTCACCTTACGGCGATACCGTCTTATTCGTAAGAAATCATCATGTTCGATGCCAGTCGTTAACAACATCAAAAGAATCATTGATACAGATGTGAAATAAATCTTCGAAAGCTCGGTGACTTTAGTTATATGCAGCTTCGAAAAAATATTTTTCATATGAGAAGAAATAGTTTCTGCACTCCGAAAAAGAGTAGTCGCAATTTCTTTACGGCTCAAACACTCATCGCATACCAGGCGTACAATTAATTGTTCGGTATCCGACAGCTTCGTTCTAAAATCCATCAATTAGAGATTTTGGAGTTTACGCTGACCTTCTTCCAGAAGAGATTTGTACTCAGATAGTACATCTACTTGATTTTTCGACAGGGGCTTTTTCTTTTCCTTGTTTTTCAATGCTTTGTAGTAAACATTTTTAGATACACCAACAGCTTCACAGGCTGCTTTTACATATCCACGTCCAATCTGGTCACTCATATTCTGTTTTCATTTTACCCTTTTTAGGGGATTTTATTTATATCTTTACTGGCTTATTTTTGTATTCGATATGTATTTCGAAAGTATCCACTACATATCCGTATAGTATTATATACGTAACGCATTACAAACATAGTAAAGTTTATTAAACTATTCCTTATTTATAGTATAATATTCTATACGTTTAATATATTTTAACATGACCGTAGGAGATAGACTAAAATATGTTTTAGAGCTAAAAGATGTAACTCCCTATAAAATAGGAAAGGACATACCTGTAAGTCGTGCCATGATCGGTAACTACATCAGTGGAGAAAACGAGCCATCCGTAAAGAATATAATACTAATAGCTGAATATTTGGGTGTCAATTTAAATTGGCTGCTGACAGGTAAGGGTGACATATTCCAAAACAAAGAGGAAAGCGAAGCCTCAGGGTATAAACTTGATAATAACGAAAAACAATCGACTGTCAACGAGCCAATAGCCGTTTATGGACTAGGTGACGAGGTAAGCATAACAGATCCGAAGTATAAGGAACATTCTTTACTTAACTCAATAAATAATATGTCTCAAGCTATGATAATAAGTGCAAATGCGAGTGAAAGAAATAGTAAAAATATGGAGAAACTAATCAACTTATTATCCAAGAAAATTGAAGAAGAAGACCAGGGAAACAAGGTTAATTAAGTTGCTAAAACATAAAATGTAGTAAAAATGTAATAAAAACCGATTACAATAGTCTATTTTTCAAAAACATAGATATTCCGCCAGGAACCTCAAGCAAAGCTCCGAAACGACTGATAATAAACAGTTTCGGAGCTTTCTTATTTTTAGGGGTCGCAAATAGGGGCGGCAAATGATTATTTTATAAGTGGCAGATAAACAGAGAATTGTATTAACGTATTGCTAATTTAGAAAAAGTTATTTCTGTTCTTAGCTCTCATATTACTATACATTTGTTTCTGTCCTTGTAAATATTCCTCATACTTTACTTCATCATAAGTACCTTCATTATCACAATGAGTGCATTTAAACTTACCAGTATCAATACATTTGACTTGAATTAGTTTTTGCTCATAATCCCAGCAATGCGAACAATACAAAATCTGGTCAGTATCACCCTTTAAAGTTATGTAAGGTTCTAAATGTCTTTCGATTTTATCGGATAAATCTTTAGATTTCTTTAATTCTAAATTCTCATTTGTCAATCGAGTTATTTCATTCTGCATATCTAATGCTTGAGCACTCAATTCAATTAGTTGCCTGTATAAATCAACATTATCTGCTTTCTGAATTACTTTTGCAACATCTTTAATTCCTTCGTAAAGTCCCATATTATTTTTTAAGTTAGTTTAAAATGCTGGATATGCTCATTTTGATTGCTAAAATCATCTTCCCAAGTCAATTTTACCTTTAAGACATCGGTCGAACTACCAATATAGAGGTGCATGATTATATCAAAATGGTCATTGGTATTCAAAAACTCAAAAGGAGAAGGAAATGGCATTGTAGTTACTCTTTCGTTGGAGTCTTCCAAAAAAGTAACAAAAATATTTTTTGCGGGAGATTTTCCCATATTATAAATTCTCAAATCTCTTCTTCCTTTAACTCCTTTTATCATATTTCCCCTAACTTGAGCCTTTTTGCTTTCAGATTCTTCATCATCAATCTTTTTTAACTGATAAGCATTTAGTTTTTCTTCTTGCTTTTTCAATCTTTTGTCATGCTTGAGATACATTGTGATTGTTAATATGATAGCAAATAACGACAAGACAGAGCTGATAATATCCCCAGTATCCATATTTATACTTATTTGATTTTTATATTCTTATTCCCTTTGAAGGCTTTTTTGAACATATCAGATAATTCTTTTTGTAAATCATCTTGAACTTCATTCTTCATTGCCTCAACGCTTTCATTGATATTTTCCTGATTGAATTCTACTAACTCGTCATATCCGCCAATATATTCTCGATTACACAAATTACATTTGACATAAGACTTATCTTCATTGAAGTTAAAATCTTCTCCTCCGCAAGTTGCACATCTAAGTTGCACATTTCTCTGATAGTTATCTTTCATATTATCTCAATTATTATTTACATGACGAATTTATATTCTTATATTCGATTTACAGCATTTATTTACTAAAAGCGAAGCCGAATAGGTACAGACGAATAAAGTCTAAATTTAGACATTAAAAAGATTGAGACGAAAAAAATGGCTCAAAAGTTTTCTACCCCTTTGCCTAAGGGTTCGTTTCACTCACCCTTAGAATAATCTTCCCCAATAAAATAAGAAGCTGATAAAGCCTATTTCTCATTTAGGTATATCTTACTTCGATTTCATAATAAAAGGACAATAGCAGGCAACCAATATATTGTTATCGTCATTCTATAAGTCGTTTCATTTAGGTTTTCACAGAGGTTATATATAATCTGGATAATGAATTGCGTTTCTATTCAAAAGCTAAATCTTTATCTTTGCACTTCTTTATAATTCTTTGCGTTCTTCTGCATATTAGTAGTAAAAGAATCTATTCGCAAAAGAATCATTTTATTAGCTTGGAATAATAGAATATTATACAATCATATTTGATTTATCAATGATAGTGATTCCTTATTAATAGCAAAAGAATAATAAACTAAATTTGAGCCATCCAAAAACTTTACATTTTGGAGCAGAAAATCAAAAAATGAACAAAGTATATAACACTCTTATTTATTTTAGTTATATTACCTTATATCTTACTAACTGAATAGGAAAATGATAGAATCCTTGATTTTTTTTAAGCTTTCTGTTCTTATTTATTAGACCATAACTATATTTAGTTATACTTCTTAACACCCCATAACCCAAGGATCAGTTCTTTCATCCTAATTTGGGCGGAATCTCCGTACAATTTGTTTAGAGTTTTAAATATATCTACTCGAAAAGAAGATACTTGATATGATTTAGGCATTCTATATTTTTTCATAATTGAAGCAATCTCTTTCTTTGCAGTAGACTTTGCCGTCGAAGCTGATTGACCTTCTTTTTTGCCTTTATTATTTTTATTAATAAGGCTTCTTTTAGCATATTCTTCGGAAAAAACATTATACCCTTGATAATATAGCCCGATAAGAATTGCATATTCGTTTTTAGTAATTCTTTCATCATCGAAATTAATACCTAAGCCAATTTCTATTTTAGAACATTCATTCGCCCAATAGGAAACCAAATCAGAATAATTATTGATCAGCCCTTTGACCGTAGATAATTCTCCCAATCCTGCTAAATTGAAAGATCGACTATCAATTAATGTTACCTCTATTCGATAAATATAAATACCTCTTTTCTGCAAATCATGAAAATGATTTTTAACTACCCCTGTCTCATCATGCTTACCAAATCGAGTTAGAAGTTCTTTACACTTGTCATATAGCTTAATCTTACTGTTATCTCCCAGAAATCCGACCGTTTCAAATCCATATCTATAATATAGCAACTGCTTATAGGTTCTGACAACTTCATTTACTTTTGCTACTGGTATACGAGCTTGAATATTCAACCCAATTTCACAATTAGTAATGGTTCCTTCAAGCATTTTAGCATTGTCTATAGAGAGTAATTCTGCAATTCTTTTAATTGATTGCCTAAATTGCTCCTCAGTCAAGTCGGATAGAGAGAACATTCCTAAATACCATTTTCTTACACTTCCTATAATTCGAATAATTCTATGAAATTTGTCATACTCGATTCTTAGATAAGCTGGATTTTCTTCTTCGTTGGTTAAGTATAAATGATATATTTTAAATTTATAATGGCTTCCTATAATTTTAGGAGGAAGAATACAATCGCATTCTTTTATTGTTATGGTAAGATTATCAATCATAAATATTTTCGGATTAATAGCCCAAAGATACAAATTTATAGAGCTACCAATCTCTCAAGCATCACTTTATAATAAGAATCTGAATAGAAATCGACCCAAACGTCTCCGATAAAAATATTTAGACAACCATCAATTTTTTCGAGGTCAGGGCGACAAACGTTTGAGAACATTATTTTTTCATCCGAACTAAACGAATTCAATTTATCTATTTTCTTGCTAACCAAATTTATATCAGAGGTATTTGAAACTTGGGCGGCAACAATCTTATTTTGATTATTTGCTCCCAATATATCTATATCGGCAAAGTTTCCACCAGTTCTTATTATTTGATAACAAATTCGATACTTTTCGTTTCCAAATCGGGAACGTAGCCACTCAGTACACATAACTTCAATCGCTGAATCAGTCATTAAAGATAAATCTAAGGGATATTTAACTCCGTAGTAAATACCGTAGATAGCAATTCTTCTTTGGTTTACAGCACTAATGGTTACTTGCTGAGGAATTATACTCTTTAAAATAGGATAAGTTCTTAAATCAATGCTATCAAATTGGTCTCCCCAGTTCGGAGTACAATAAACGCTTTTCATCTTTAAGCAAAACAGCTTAAATCCCTTTCTTTCTCGGCAAAACATTTCAGAATCTTTTTTTATCAATCCTATTTTTGGGTTCTTTCCTAGATAAGAAGCAATGACAATAACATCTTGCACTTTAACCAAATTGACGAGACTTACAAAACGCTGAATATAAGGTAACTTTTTATTATATCCAGGATTGTTACCATTTATCAATTCATCAAAATAGGTTTGGTCTATTATTTCTTCTTCTTGAATACAAATAGAGACAATATTATTTTCGTACAAATATTCTAATTCAGAAGCCGATTTATCAGTATAGTTACTTCGAACTAAATAGATAGGTTCCTGAAATAAAGGTTCATTCAACCAAAGAATTCGGACAATCTTTTCGGCAAATTCATATAGTCGTTCTTTTCTAAGTTCTGCATTTGCTTTTAATGATTTATGATCCTCAACAGGAAGATATTTCTTTATAAAAGCATTTGCGATTTGCGTTGCAGGCATTTCAAAAGAAGGAAACCAATATGTAATGTTATTATTTAGAATATCAGGTATTAAAGCATCTTTGAACCAAGAGTATAATTCTACGTATTTCCATAAAGTTTGAGAATTTTCCCTTTCGTCTTTTTCTAGTAATTGCTTACTTATATCTTCTCCCAAATCAATAGCTATTGAAGAGCTCAAAACCTTATAATCTTGAGAGTTTTCAAAATAGGCAATTATAAGGTCTCTAATAGAGAATCTTTCTTTTATTGCAATAACAAAAGCATTTATTGCTTCTTGCAGTTTATTAGGCTCGTTTTCTTCTTTATAGAAGATTTTTATTAGATTTTCGATCATTGGGGAGTAAGAACCCTTACCAATCAATTTATCTAAGATTATATAAGTATACAGATTAAAACTACTAATTATCTCATCTTTCCTTAGCTTATCGGTCAGAGCATCTTTTCCTTTAAGATATCTATGCACGACATCATTGAGATCATAACCTGCATATATTATTTGGACTAGAGCTTCTATTCTCTTTTCTACTTCTATTTCGTTTGCTTCATTTGAACATGCCTGAAATATTGCTTTAGGCTTGATACTTAGATTTAGTTCATCAAAGGGATTATTTTCCATTTTATTGCAATTATTCAATTATACTAATTAGTTTAAATTGAACAAATATAGCAATAAACAATAATTATTACGCATATATGCACACATCATTTATGCGGTTACATAGATGCGGAGTTAATTTTAATTTCGTAGAACTATATGATTAAGAAAACTCAAATATCGAAAGATGACCGTTTGGCTCAAATAGGCAATTATATTCGTACTCTGCGAAAGACGAATACGAATCTTAGTGCCGAAGATTTTGCTAATGAAAAAGGCTTTGATCGAGTTCAATACTCTCGAATCGAAAATGGAGCAAACATAACAATGAGGACTCTTCTTAAAGTGATCGATGCATATAATATGACTCTTAAAGAATTTTTCAATGCCTTAGATTAAATCATTTCTCAATATACCAAAACCTTATTCATTAACAGTCTTTACAATTGGTATCTCTCCTTATTACTAATACAATATGCTGGAATAGTAGTGTTAAGTAAAGTTCTAAATATATTAATCGCGAAAGTTATAAGTTATAATTCCTTACATCCCCCTAGTTATTAAGAGTTAGTGCAAACTTCTTTTTCAAAATATGAGAGACTTTTATTTTTCATACTTTAATCTCTGAATTGCTTACGCCACTGCTCCTCTTCCCATATTTTTTCTTGTCTCTTATCATCCGTATCACCAAGACAAGCTAGAACGATTATAGCTACAATAAAAGACGTCAAAACAGAGAATAAAAACCAACCAAAACCACTTCTTCCTTTACGCCTAGCTACTATGGCTGCAAAAATTGAAAGAAAGAAATTACCGACAAATAATACTAAGAAAAGGAAAACTTCCATAATCATATGAACTAAATATAAGTTTCCTATGGGCAATCTTCATTAGGTAATTAGCAAAAAAGAAGTGGACTGCACTACCTATAACCCGTAAGGCATCGCCAAACGCCCGTACATACATAGATAGACAGCCCACCATTATATCGGTGAGCTACCGCTCTATGCCTCGTATGTACTAAAATTTGGCGATTTTAACGAGTTGAGGCACTTCTTATTTTATTATAAAATGTTCCTTAGAACAACGTAAAGATATTTATATTTTTTAGAAAAGAATAAATATCCATTTATAGTGAAAATATTATTTTTTATTTAATCAAAATCCTTGGAGCATTAATAACCTCTATTTCTTTCTCATGGAACTTTGAAATATTACCATTCCATTTAATATATTTTAGAGTCGTATCAAAATTAGTATGCCCCATAAATTTCATAAGAGCATAGCGATCCATCCCATTTATCATAAAATTAGTAGCGCACGTTCTCCTTGCTGAGTGAAAAGTAAGGTACTTTTCAATACCTACTTTCTTTGCACATTCTCTCAATATTCTATTTATTTCGTCTGGATGTATTTTCGGAAAGACTAATCTATCAGGCTGTTCCATATTATTATAATCATCTTGTGTCCAGTCCAATAAAGCTAATGCATATTTCGAAATTATGTTTTCAATTTGAACCTTTTTTCCTCCCACCGCCTTTACCAAAGTTTTTTTTATGATCCAAGGTTCTTCAGATCTATTAATATGTTTCCATTTTAGAGTTAAAACATCTCCAAGTCTTAATCCGCAAAAACAAGAAAATAAAAACATTGCCATTGCAATATATTCCCGAGATCCAGGACGTAATTTTTTCAAAAAAAACTTATTCAAAAGCTTCAATTCCTTTTTTTCAAGAAAAGTATCATTGGTTTTATATTCCTTTATAGTAATATCTCCGCTTTGAAACGGATTTTCTATTTTGATTTTTTGTTTCGTTCCAATATAATTAATCACTGCTCTGAAATGTCTTAATCTATTATACAGAGTACCCTCAACATTACCTTTTCCTGCATCATTACCTCGTTTTATAAGAAATTTTTTAAAATCATTTATCAATCGTTCATTTATATCTTTCAGTCTTATTTCCTTGCGAAATTCTTTTAATGCTCGAAAAGTAGTCATATAGGATTTGAAAGTACCATTAGACATATTGCCTTTCTTTTCTTGCATTGCAATATACTTATTAAAATAATCATAGAAAGAAGCATTGCCAGATTCGTCAAAACCCTCATTCTCTACAATTTTTCTTAGCAAATCAATGGTTATTTCCTCTTCATTGATAACAGCTTTACTGAGTGCCTTCTTTATTCTATTAAACTCATTGTCAATGATTATAGCCATTTCGGCATCATAAGGACATTTTTTAATATCATCCCATTCTTCCTGGGAAAACTCAAACGTTTTACCTTTTTTTCCAAAAGAGAATTTAGGTTCTTTGCCATCTATTCGTTGAAATCTGATATACAAAGGCATCTTGCCGTTTTTCTTTTTCTTATCAGTACGAAGATATAAAGTCGGAGTAGGAAGATATACACTCAT